GGATTTGCACATTGGCAACACCGCTTCAATTCCAAAGACGACGCTATCGCATTCCTTTGTCGTTGTCCTCATCAATTGATTCAAGTGAAAGAAGGCGACGGACAATATGAAGTTCGCACCACATACATGGAGGGATATTGAATGTCAAATGAAGCACGACAAACCGCTGGTGCAATCCACATTTATCTGATGGAACAGGATGAACTGCTCACAGCAATTGAATCCGTTGAAAGAGCGATGAACACATTCAGAACTCTCAATACACACACGAATGTTGAAGCAAATACATACGGCGACATTCTGGATATGTTGAAGGCAAAGAAAGACCTCAACGAACAGCGACTTGTCAACCTTAGACAAAAATTAGCAACGGAGATGAAAATATGAAATGGACAGTTAAACTGAATGGCAAGCCTGTATTCCAGAGCAAGTCGCTCAAGGAATGCTCACGATATGTGAACAAGAACATCAAGCGAACTGAGAACACTCGTGTGTCAATCAGTCGCATCAATGGAGGCGTTTGAATGATGTTCTCAAGCAATAATGGGAATCCCATTTACTACGATTCATCAATCAACATTTTCTTTTTCCTAAACGAACAGGGCGAAGAAGTTCTTTGTAGTGAGCAAGGTGAGCGTCTATGAACATATTCGCATTCCACCAAGACCCACATACAGCGGCATCAATGCTGGATGACAGGAGAGTCAACAAAATGATTCTGGAGTCGGTGCAAATCATCTCCACAGCCGTCTGGGAGGTTGGAATGCCAACACGACCATTGACGAAGGCTGGCACACCATACAAGCCAACCCATCGCAACCATCCCGTTGTCAAGTGGGCTGGAGAATGTGCTGGGAATATGTTCTGGCTCATCCGATACACGAGGGCTTTGGGACATGAGTTTGAAGCACGATTCGGTCATGTTCATTCCTCAATCCAATCTCTGGAGACATGGATGGACAATCACGCTATGTCTGGCAACGGATATGGCTCGGATGGAATCTGGCAACATATCCCAGCGGGACATCGCACTCCATTCGCTCAATGTATGCCAGACAAATACAAATCACCATGCTCTGCTATCGCTTATCGCCAATACTTCTTGGCAGAAAAACTCGATGAGGCCACCAGATGGTTCAAGACTGTGGGAATGCCAGCACACATCGAATCTATGATGAGGGGATTTGCATGACCAACAAGGCCAATCCAATTCTGGTCAGACAGGCCAAGCGTTGGGCTATTGCTGAACGCCAAGACCGATTGCCAGACGAACTGTATGTTGCTCTGGCACAGGGTCGCTCATCAACCTATGAGCGCAAGGTCGTGAAGAACTTAGCCAAGCATTCCAGAATCATTGACATCGAGTCTGCGAGCATTCGCCCGTATGATGAGTTCAGCAAGGATTGGGTATATTCCAAGTCCGTGTTTGGACACACCAACAAATGCGAACTCTGTGGACACGCACCAATCAAAGAGAACTGCATTCTGACCAACCAAGACAATGACAAAGAACTCATCATTGGGAATGTCTGTGTCCACCGCTACATCGAGATTAACGACCCAAAGACAGGGAAGCCAATGTCTGATGAAGAGAAGTCCAAGTTCCTCAAAAAGAACATGACAGAAGCGAAGTCTGAATACAAGCAACAGGAGTTCGCTCAGACCTATCCAGAGGCCATGAAACTGCTCAAGAAGTATGAACGCATGATGAACTCACGAAAGCCCCTCAAGCGTCTGCATAAGACCGTAGTGAACCGTCTGGTGAAGTATGGCTATCTGGGAGGAAAAACACGCATGGCATGGGACACCTTCATGGAGACCGCAGAGGCTGAACATGCCGCTTATCTGGACTACATCTCCAACAGAGAACTTGAGGCTAAGGCCAGAGCAGAACGCAACGCAGAAGCGAAAGTCGCCTTTGCTCAACAGATTGCTCAGAACAGGAATCTCTGGCAGAAAGAAGCAGATGAGTTCATCGCTGTGGGAACTGACCTTGAGGAACAATTGAACTCTTGGGAGAAGGAGATGGTCGGCAGAGTCCAGACCAAAATACGCTTGACAGGAACAAAGTCTCTGCGTGGCGGTTATCTCAGATTCCATGAAGAACTGATTGCCAGACACATGCTCGCCAATGGCGTTGAGATTCCAATGCCTGTGCTGGGAACTGAGGTCAAACTCTGGCTTCAATCAGCACCACTCAACGATTGGGAGAGAGAGTTCTGCACATCAATTATGGGTCGCCTTGCATTAGGCCGTTCATTGTCAGAAGGACAAATCAAGGTCATTGACAAAATACGCAAGAAGGTGAGCAAGTGAAACAGAATCTCCAATACTACATGATTGACTTCAACCAACCATCTCTGAGTCCAGAACTTTTCAGATGTCCTCAACATGGTCATGTGCTGAACATGATGGTTCAGTATGCTCATAATCAAGGCTGGCTGATTGTCCCTATGGGAGACTCAAGACCAAGTGGTCAGCAGATGAATGTTAAACTTCAATATCCAATCCACTTTGAGTGATTCAGATGGATGAGGTCGAACTCACCAGCGATATGATTCCAGATTCTCTGGTCTTTGACGATGATAAACGAGATGTCTATGCCGCTAAGGTTCAGAACAAAAAATGTCCAAAATGCCAGCGACCAGATTCTGAGGTTTGGGAGTTCATATTGAAGCCGATACACCAGCATCCAAATCATCTGCTGATTCATCGGGGCGAAAACTCCTGTGGCTGGAGGTCATCAACAATTGATTTGATGAAACCAGACGGCTGGACAATTAAGGAATGAAACCATTCAGATTCAGGAGTGTTTATATCCTGTGGCTTTCTGGAATGGTCATGCACGATTATCTGAATGGCATCAAATACAGCCTCAGAACCAAGAGGTTCACCACAGACAACCCACGAGTTCTGTATATTGGCAACACCTCATCCACCGTCAAGAAGGCTCTTGATAGTGGAGTTATGCTGAACAAAGCAACCTCTCAAGCAACAATCCTATTCCCATCTGGACACCGACATGAATACATCTGCTATCAAAAAGGAGATGCGCTTCGCACTTTCAAGGCTGAATATGCGTGGCTCGTCATCGTCTTTGACAAGAACAACGACATCGTTGCATTCGGTGATGAAGGCGATGGACATATTGACAACGATATATTCATTGGTCGCTCTGGTGCATGTGAATATGTCAAAGGTCATGTCGAGTATCATCTCAACGACACAGACATGCCTCTGCAACCATATCTGGATAATTGAGGAACTTAACCATTGAGATTAAGCAACCTTCTTATACTGCCACGCCCAGCGTTGGGTATGGGCGGCACAGTTTTCACCTTCGTTTCAGCGTCGGTTGACGATGTTGAGCCAGCCCATGCTGATGTCAAGAACCATCACATAACACTCAAGTTCAGACCATCTGACGCTGATGTTGATGCAACCCCATTCGGTGCTTCTTGCTGGTGGGTTGCCACAGGCAGAGTCATCACAGACGATGTTGATGCGGTTCTGGTTGAGTTCGTTGGCGGCGACATTCACGCATGTGATGTTGCTTCTGGAGTTCCTCACATCACCATCTCAGTTCGTGATGGAGTTTCACCAGCAAAATCCATTGACGCTATTCGCCACGCCATCGCTACTGACACCGTTCAGCCGTTCAAAGCATTTGGTCATGGAACTGTGGACAGACTTGCTTCTTGATAACGGTGGGCGGTGTGTCCCGTCAACATGACCGTTGAAGTTCGCCAATCTGCTCAATCAGCATCTCGCTATGAAGCAACGCTGGCGGGTATGGATATTGCCTTCATATTCCTGTCATCTGCGAAGGGTCGGATGGACTTCACCGTCGAACACGATGGCAAGCCTCTGGGCAAATACAATGTCCTATCACAGCACTCTCTGGGTCGTCTGGCAAAGGCTCTCAAACTTGATGAGGACACGAAGGAGACATTCATCGCTGAATCTCTGACCGCTGGAATCCACTTGCGAGATGGCGAATATGTGCCAGCCCCAATTCCAGACAGGATTGAAATTGAAGTCAGCGAGTATGAGGGCAGAAGTTCATCATTCGGAGTTATTGACACCGATACAACCGCAGAGTTTCTGAGCCAGCCAGATTTGCTGGACAGAATCAACGACATTCTGCATAACAGTCGTGAAACTCCATTCGTCGGAGATGATGCGAATCTGCTTCTGACATTCTTGGTTTTCTTGTCGTGCAAGACTGAGAAGCCACTCAATCTGGAGATGATTGGTGCTTCGTCGTCTGGTAAAACATATCTGACTCTGACCGCCAGAAACGGATTCCCCAAGTCCATGTGTATGGTCTTGGCTGGTGCATCCAAAGAGGCTCTCAAGTATGACTATGACGAGGTGTCTGAGGATGGAGAGTTCATCGTCAATGTAGCCAATCGTTGCATCGTGATTCTGGAGAAGGATGAGTCGTTTGCATTCATCAGAAGGATGAAGCCGTTGATGTCTGGAGATGACACAGAACTTGTCTGGAAAACTCCAATCAAGAATGAGATGACAGGCGAGATTGAGACCAGAGACTTCATCATCAGAGGACAACCATCCTTCATCACATTGACCACTCGCAACCCATCTGAGGCTGAACAAATCACCAGACAATTGCTGATGACACCAGAGACCACACCAGACAAAATTGAGAATGTTGTTGCCAACACTCTGCTGGCAAAGGCTCGCCCAGAGGACTTGTCCATTCACCCAGATTTGCATCTGCTTCAAGCGTCAATGCTCAAACTCAAACAACGCAGAACACGCAACATATTCGCACCATTGATGGCTGAGTTTTTCCCAGCCACATCTGCGAGCCACCAAAGAGACATCAACAAAGTTCTGTCCATCATTGATACAATCACGCTTCTTCACCAGAAGCAAAGACCGACGCACAAGATTGGCGAGACAACCTATGTATTGAGTTCGATAGAGGATAATGTGCTGGGATTGATTCTGTGCGACTTGGTTCTGAGGGCATCTCTGTCTGGAGTTCCAGAGGATTCGTGGTTGATTATGAATGAGATGAAGAAAATGTCAGAATCGAATCGCACTTTGTCAGAGGATAACATACTCCAATGGTTGCACATTCACGCATTCCAATGCTCTAAGAACGCCCTCAAGGAGAAGCATTTGCCAACCCTTGCTGACTCTGGCTTGATTGAAGTCAAGCGTCGTGGAGGCGGCAGAGGGGGCGGCAGAAAGACATGGGGCATTGTCAAGACCAGAGCAGGTCTGATGGAGACCTATGCTCTTGCACCATTGTTCATTGAATCCGTCAGAAAGAATCTCCCATCTGTGATGTTGGAGTTCGATGACATTCTGTCCAAGTGCATCGCATCAGAATCTCTGGCGAAACTTCTGGACAACGATGCTGACTTATTGAAGTCAATAGGTTGCTCAAGCAAATCCGATTCCAAAATCTGGCGAAGTTTGGTTCTGCCAAAGTATCTGACCAAGAAGGCCAGAGGTATTTTCTATGACATCGTTGGAGACAATGCACACAGACCGACTTTGTTTGGTCAGCGATGTTCATGGCTTGACACCAGCATCAAATCCAAAGCAACAGATGAACTTGAGGCTCACAGAGAAGTCCGTGAGAAGGTTCAGAAGGTGGTTCAGTCAAGCGATACAGGTGGCGAGGATATGTGGGAACACATCGCAAATGCACACCTTGACGGTTTTGATTCTGAGTATTCTGCTTGATAAGGGTGGGAGTGAACAGGGTGAATCATGTCAGCAAAGAAACCTGCCAAATCAGCCCTGCCGCCAACCGCATCCAAGAGGCTTGCACCTTTCATTGAAAGAGGCATCGCCAACGGGATATTCAAGGATGAAACCCCTGTGGTTCAAATGTTCAAGAACAAGGCCAAAGACCCAACACTCAAGGAGACTGTTGATTCTCTTGGTGGACTCAGTTCTGAAATCGCTCAAGCATTCTTGACCGACATTGTTCTCACAGACCTCACTTCAATTCTGCGACAGAAGCGATACATCGCCCATGTTCAAGTTTGGTCAGTCTCTCACAACACCGTTGGGGCGGCTTCTGGCAACCCACGACCTGTCTGCAACATCTTTGGACAAGCACAGGTTGAGGATGGCGACGAACTCATGGAAGCGGCTATGTTCAGCATGTCTCTCTGGGATGAGGATGCGGCAATTGGCGACGATGTTGAGCGTGATGGAGTCTATTCAGTCTCTGTGTCATGCAAGAACCTTGACCAACCGACTCTGGACTTTAGACCACTCTCTGGTCTGACCATGTTCCATGAAGAAGAGTTTGCTCACGATTCTGCAATTGACTTGCTCAAAGACACCTATGATGTCATGCCAATCTCTGAACTTGAGGATGATGTGTCTCGTGGTCGCAACGACTATCGCTTGATTGAAGCCACAGTTTCATACGCTGGAGTTCAGAACTCTCGTGCTGGAAACCAATTCGGCAAACTGCTTCTCAAGGATGAATCAACCATGACTCTGGATGCAATCGAGTCTGGTGAATCTCTGATGCTCAACGCTCTTTGTTCCACCGACATCGCAACCCGATTCGGCAAATACTCCAAAATCCTCGCTCTCATCACCACGAAGGTGCAAGGCGAATACGGACTGTCTGCCAACATCACTATGGCTCTGCCTGTGATTCTGGTTGCACCAATTGAAGCCAAGAAAGCAACCGCTGAAACCAAAGAGGATGATGCGGCTGACTACTTCAAGGCTCAATCTGCACAGGTCATCAACCTTGACGACGACGACGATGATGAGGATGAAGCCCCAGAAGCGGCCTCAGAAGCCTCAGAACCTGTCGTGGCTACTCCAACCCCATCTGCACCAGAAGAAGCCCCAGAAGCGGCCTCTGACGACGAGGATGAGGATGATGAGGACATTGACCTCAACCTGCTTCCTGTCAAGGCTCTCAAGGCTATGGCAAAAGGCGCAGGTGTCGAAGGCTACTCCACCATGAAGAAGGCAGAACTCGTGTCTGCACTCTCTGACGATGACGATGACGAATCTGAATCAGCACCAGCAGAAGCAAAGCCAGCAGAAGCGGCTGACGACTTCATCTCTGGTGATGACGACGACGAGTGGGATGATTGGGACTGAGGTGTGCGTAAGCACTTCATATAGGTGGTAAAACGAGGGATTGTTATGGCTAAGAAAAAAGACTACTCCGCTTTGATAGCGGCTTGCGATACAGGCGAATCTATGATTAAGACAAGAACCAAGCACATGAAACTGCAAGGGTTCTCTGGCTCTGGAAAAACGAACTTCTATCTGACCATGTTCAACGACATGGCGAAGGGCAAATCCCCAGAAGAAGTGCTTCTCTGCATCATTGATTGCGACCTTGAAGGACAGGCTGATTTGATTGCTCGTGAGTCAATTCTTGACCCAGCACTTCGACCACGCATATTCAGAAAAATCTGCACCACGCCAGATGAAGTCAACGACATGACTCTGGCATTCATTGACCTCATGCGTCAACACCAAGAGGAACACCCAGAGGGAGTTCGCTTGGTCGTGCTTGAGAATGAAGGGGCATATTATCTGGGTTGCCGCAACCACTACGCTCAATCTGTTCACGGCAAATCAGAGGCTGAACTGCTTCTGTCTCGTCAACAACAGGCTCTCAGAGAAGGCAAGAAAACCCTGCCGACTTTTGAAGAAGGCCAGATGCACTCATACAAGGTCATCAACAAACTGTTTGTCCAGCCATTTGAACGCCTCAAGATGGGCGCAGAACTCTATGGCGCACACTTCTGCTCAACGACTCTGATGAAGAATCGAACAGAAGGCTTTGGAACTCCAAACGCTGTCCAGATAACTGTCTCTGCTGGCCGACCAGACATCACCGACCCTCTCTTTGATTGGATTGTTGAGTTCAGTTCCCAGCAACGAGTCAAGGGCGGAGACCTCCAGACACGCTATCTGTGTCAAGTCAAGAAGTCTCGTGCTTGTCCTCCGTTTGTTCTGGAGAATCCGACTCAAGACCGCTTCAACAAGGCTGTCGCCAAGTCAAGCAATTGAGCATATTCCAACCGCCACCGTTAATATGGGTGGGCGGATAGGTGGTCATCATGAAAGTTCCATACATCTCAGCGACACGACTCAAAATGGCAAAGGATTGCACTCTTGCGTATGAGTTTCAGTATGACCCAAGTGGCGAATCTGAACGCATTCTCAAGAAGAAATCCAACCACCCAGAGAACACTCAAGCGGCTCGCTTGGGGAACATTGTTCACGGTGCGCTTGAGGATTGGAGATTGCCAGATGCAAAGACAGGCAAACCAACCAAGCCAAAGTTTGGTGCATTGATGCGCCATTATGAACTCTGGGCGGCAAAGCCAGAGTTCGCTGTGGACTTTGAGTTCTATCAAGACGGCAAACAGATGCTCAAGCGATGGTTTGACCGCAGAGGCAAAAGCCCTGTCCGTGTCTATGCAACAGAGCAACCGATGGGTCAACATAACGCACCATTCATTCTGGACAATGGAGTCCCTATCTATGGATTCATTGACTTGATTCTTGAGCATAAGGATGGCACGATTGAACTCGTGGACTACAAGACCAACCGATTGCATAAGACTCAGAATGAAGCAGACACCGATGTTCAAGCGGGGATATACCTCTCTTGGGCGAGGCAGATGTTCCCAGACAGACCACTCAGATTCACCTTCGATATGATTCGCTGGAGTCCTGTATCAACCGTCTGGACTGACGAACAGATTGACTCATTCGGTGGTTGGCTCAAGGCTCAGTATGAATCCATCAAGGTTCTGGATAAGGGCAAAGCAACGCTCGGAGATTCGTGCAAATGGTGTGCGTATCAGAGCATCTGTCCAGAAGTTCAGACGCTGATATTCAAGGGCGCATTCGACCTCGTTGCATCTGACTTTGACAATGACGATGAACAATTGGATGCTCTGGCAACCATCAAGGCGGCTCAAGGAATCCTCAACAAGCGAAGGTCGGTCATTGAAAAAGAACTCAAGGGCAGACTGAATCCACTTGACCACACAGAGACTATCGAGACCGATACATGGTCTGTGGAATACATCAAGAAGGAACGCTCTGAGTTCATTCCATCTGAGGTTCAACGAATTGTTCCACCAGCGGTGTTTGGACAAATCACATCTCTGAGCAAAGCGGCTGTCGAGCGTGTGTTGCCTATCCTCCCAGAAGAGATGGCGAAGCGTGTCATGGACACTCAAATCAAGAAACCATACAACGCCATGACCATCAAGCGCAAGAAACAGGACTGAAACAGTCCCAATCGGGGCGAACTCTTTTGACCTTGACCGATGTGGTTGGCGTGTGGCAGAGGACAAACCAGACGACAACGAAGTCCCATCATCCAAGTATGGGACACGCAGGTTTGGTCGCTTAGGTCGTCATGATGGGCGCAACATCAAGCGGCTATGGAAGGCCATGATACAGGCTGGGGCTGTCCATCCAGACGGCAATCCGCTGTCATCCACAGAGGTTCTGAACCTGCCCAACCAACCATTCTCTATGAACGCCTTGACCAACCACTTGGCGAACAAACCCTATCTCTTCGTTGAGATGGGCAGAGTTCGTGTCGCTGGTCTGGATGGCAAAACGACTTATGACCAATCCACATGGGTTGCTCGCCCAGATGCTTTTGACCATTTGAAAAAGTGAATCTGTCAATTTTGACAGAAAATCGTTTGCTCAAAAAATGGAACTCTGGAGGTTTGCACTATCCGCATATCGGTGTCAATATGCAAGACCCCCCAAAAGCAAGGAACAAAACCATTGAGATTGCGACATCTTCATATACCCCTAAGCCCACGCAAGGATATGAGCCGATACAGCGCACCACTTATCCGCATCCCAGCCAAACTCTGGGTTTGCATTTTGCCTGTGCTGTTCCCATTGACAATCGTTTGGTTGCCTTTGGTTTTGGCTGATGTTATTGAAATATATTGAATAGGAGATGAATGAAATGAGCAAAGCAAGAATCGCAGAATTGATTGAAGAACTGACCAACAAGACCGACACCCCATTGTTTGAGGCTAACACCGAAGGCAGACTTGGTGGCGGTATGCCACAGACCATTGGCTACAACAATGTGTTTGCTGGTGCAAAGGGAATCCGAATCCTCACAGGTGCTGGAATCCCTCGCAAGTTCATCAACACCAAAGAAACATGGGGCAACGGCAGATTCCCAACACGCTCTGCTTATGCTAAAATCGAGTTCCCTCATCACACCTCTCGTGATGACCAGACCTGCCTCTGTGGTTGCATGGAGATTGGTTCAGAGATTGTCAAGACACTCCAAGAGATGGGCATCAAATCCCAGATGGGTGGCCGCACTTCTTGGCTTGACCGCTGAGTGCTTCATAAGGGTGGGAATCCCCCCTGTGGGATATGAGCATCACGCCAAACTCGTCTGAACTGAGCCGAACTGCTGACATCATGGTGTCGGCTGATGAATTAAGTGCATCCCTATCTGCCATCATCACGGACAATCCACCAGCACCTGTGCGGCTGATGCTCACCCAATCCACAGGCTTGAGCGTCTGGACTTATGACAATGCCAAGACTCTCCAAGTTCTGGTTGACAACAAGCGGCTCAAAGGACTCAAGGTCAAAGACGACTGTATTTTGTTGGTCGAACCCAAAGCATTCTCTGAACTGCTGTCGGCCAAGTTCTCTGGTCAGAATGTTCGCATCCAGACATCGGCAAACAAGCCCATCACAGTCAAAACAAAGGCTGGTGGACAGGCTGTGTATCATGCGGCTGATGAGGATGAATGCCATACCGTTCCAGACCATTGGAGGCTCAAGAAGGACTCCAGCGGCACATACACATATCCGATGTTTGAGGATGAGTCCAGCACCTTGATTGTCAAGGTATCTCGCTCTGAACTCCAGCGTGGATTGGTTGACATGCAAGTGGCGAAAGCACCGTATGTCGTGTTTAGTTTTGGCAAGAAGTCAACCTGCTCATCTGGGCATTGGGGGGCAAAGTCAAATCAATCCACTTCACCGATTGAAGCAGACATCATACAAGGCTCTGGAGAGGTCTGTTTCACCTCCAACCTCACTACTATCCTCAAGGCTCTTGACGGCGATTCTATCACCATTCAGAAGCATGATAAAGGGACATTCCTTGTCCTTGATGCTGACACCACATCTATCGTGGCGACAGAGGCAATCCGTGAGGTGTGAAACATGAGTGGACTATACGACCCAAACAAGAACAAGTTTGACCTCAATGCGGCTGAAATGATGCTTGGCATTGATGATAATGAACGCAACAGAATCCGCATGGCGGTTGCCATTGACTTGCTTCTGGCTCACGCTGGAATCACGGATGAGCAAATCAAGAAAGCGTATGAAGAACGCATCAAGAATGATGTGTCAGACACAGCGGCCACTCTGTCATCCCTCGTCGGTTCATTTGAGAAGGATGATTGAGAGTGATAATCAATGATGCCCAGATTCAAGGACTTCGACAGGCTCTGTCATCATCTGGGATTCTCAACATTCCCTCGCTCAATCGGCAATCCTCGTCAGAACTTCACATACACGACTGAGGACATCTGGAGTCAGATGCGAAAGTGGAATGGCGAATCCTCGTGCTTCATCTCGACTCAAGGATATGAGAACCTAATCTATGAGCAGGGCGGCAGACAAGTGCCTCGCTCAATCATCTATGGTCTGACATTCTTTGACTTCGACCACGAGACAAAAGCAGAGAACGCCTTTGCTGATGCCCAGAGATTGAGTCAGTTCCTTCGCCAGCATAATGTCGCACATTGGGTGCAATACAGCGGCTCTAAGGGGTATCATTTGCAGATAGTCCACGAGCCAACCAGATTCAAGTTTGACCCTAAAGACGGGTCAGCAGAGAACCTCAGAGAGATTATTCACCAAGTCCAAGCACATCTGAAAACCACACTTGGTCTGAACACATTGGATGCTCAAACAATGGGCGACCCAAAGCGACTTTGCAGAATGCCGTTCACAGCCCATGTTGACAGACACGGCAAAACCTCTGGGCGTTATGCGACACCTATTGAACTCGATACGCTGGATGAAGTCAGCCATGATGAAATCGTGAAATCAGCAACCACTCCAAACTTCTTTTTCCCAACAATCTCTGGAGACAAACTGAATCTCAAGGACTTCATTGATTTGATTGGGGTCAATCTGTCAGCACCAGAGACCAGAATCAAACCGATGATTGAGTATGACTTTGGATTCAACGATGTCAAATCAGAGACAGCCAGATTCCTCGCCAGCATGGACAACAAGTGCATGGGCGTGGTCAATGAACTCAAGAGAAGGAATCCCAATCATAAGGCCAGAGTTCACTCAGCGATGTTTGCCAAGAGCATTGGCATCACTCCAGAAGCCTTTGAACGCATCTGGGTATCAATCGGTCAGAAGGTTGGATATGTGGACTTGCATAACGCTGAGTATCGTGCGTTTCAGATGGCATCCATCTTTGACAACGAGCGTATGACAACGCCAGCATCATGCTCAACACTCAAGCGAGATGGTTGCTGTGTCGGTGCTATCTGTCCCAAGTTCAAGGACACAGAAGAGTTCTATGCAGACCAAGAATCAAGCAGAAAAATCAAACGAAGGTGGCGAAAAAAATGAGCAGAAAGACAAAGAAAAAGACGGACTTCTTGAAGTCAGATGACGAGATTAACGACAGACTTGATGGCAATCTGAGTCAGCGACTTGGATTGTTGCGAGCAATCATGTCAGAACTGAATATCGAATGGGCGGATATTGGACTCAATACTCTGTCTGGCAAGAATCTGGTCAGCAGGGCTGGCGCAGAACAAATCGGCACAGCAATTGTTGGTGAACTTCTGGGTCGCCAGCGAAAGGTTGACCATCGTGAACATTGGCTCATCAAGTCATATCTGGCTGGACTTGGATTTGAAATCAGCCACCTTCACACAGGACAGGGCGATGTTGCATCCAGCAAGGTCAGCATCGAGCGAAAGGAGGATGACCTTCTGCCATCACTCTTTGACGACAGGAGGCTCAGACAATTGGGGGCTATGCGTGAAGAAGCAGAACACTCATTCATCGTCATCACCAAGTCATGGGAGGACATCAAACGAGATGCGGCTGAGAAGAATATGTCAACCAGAACTCTGCTTGGCTACATCGCCAGCCTTTGCTCAATCGGCTATCCTCCGATATTCATGCCAGACCATTATGATGCGGCGAATCTGATGCACAGAATCGTTGAAAAAATCGAGGATGACAAGACCAGAATGTATGTTCCCAGACCCAAAGCACCCAAGCCCAAAGAGTATCGAGATGCGATGGTTGAGGCTCTGCCAAAGGTCGGCTATCAGACCAGAAAGAAACTGATTGAGAAGTTTGGTTCTCTGGCTGGGATTGCCAACGCAACCGTTGAGCAGTTCAAGGAGATTGAAGGAATCGGTTCTGCCACAGCAGAGAAGGTTTATGCTGTATTCCACGAGGGAGACCTATGAGCAAGAAGTTCATCATCCACAGGCGAGACAAGTTCAACGCTGGAGACATGGCATCATGTCCCAAGCAGTATTTTGAATGGCTTGACGATTGGCAGGTCATTGACATCACAGGAATCCAATGGTTCAATCTCAACGATTCTCATGTGATTCTGGGAGGTGGAGGACTTCTCTATGACGACTTTGAGCCGTTCATGATGAAAATACTTGGGTCAAGATTGAGGTCGCTCACACTCTGGGGAATCGGCAGAAACCGACACGGCAGAGATGACACAGACCTGCCCAGATTTGGTCAGATGTTGCTGGACAAAGCAGACTTGGTTGGACTCAGAGATTGCATGATTCACGATGATTGGATTCCCTGCCCATCTGTGATGCACCATCTGTTTGATGAACCGATGAAAAAGAATGGCAAAATGGCTGTCCAGCACAGAGAGGACAGGTTCAGATGGAAACCACCAACCGACTTCATGGAGGTCAAAATGCAAGGCAACATTGATGCTCTGATTGAAGAGATTGCCAGCGCAGAGGTTGTCATGTCATCGTCATATCACGGTGCGCTCTGGGGGCTATGTGCGGGTGCAAGGACATGCTCTGTCAATGGATTCAGTCAGAAGTTCAAACATGGATTGCCTCACACAGTTTTCCACACAGAAGTTCATGACACAGCAAACAAGAATTGGATGACTCCATCCTTCTTTGATTCGATTCCAGAAAACAAAACTTGGCTGGCAGAAGCCAGAAAGCGCAGTATCGAGTTCAATACGCAAGTGCAAGAACTCGTTTCCAGAACCGACTTCTCGATTTATGACCACACTCTGAACAAATGAAAACGGGGTCGGCGTTGTCTTTTTTGCTCAAAATAGGGAACAAAAGCGTTGATATTCAGAACTCTTTATAGGGGGGAACTGCCAGCATCAAACATGGCGCAAGCGGCGACAATCAACATGAGCGCAAACAAGCGCACTCTATGGGAAAACACGCAAGTGTCCATTCCTGTTGTTGGTGAAATGTCGGCACTTGAAGCAATTGAGTTCCTCGCTGAATCATGCACCACCATGATTGCTCAATCATACGGGGTCAAACTGCCTAAAGTTCGATTCACTTTCAGACAAAAGCAATCCGCCAAGACTCAGACCGCTGAGAACATTGACTTTGAATACGGTGCATTGTTTCACTTTCCAGACTCATCCACTCGACGAACTGTTGACATCTCAATGAACTACAAGTTCAGCGACTTGACAGAACTGTCCAACAACGACTTGACAACCGATGAAGGACAAATGCTTATCCACAGCATCATCCGAATGATGTGCCACGAACTCATCCACGCCAAGCAATACGCCTCTGGAGAATTGAACACCAACATGGATGGCGACTATATCTGGAACGGAGAAGTCGTTTCAATCAACACTCCATACATGGAACAACCTCACGAGATTGAAGCACATGACGGCGACGGATTCTATGCTGAACACATGATGGCCTTCATCATGGCACACCAATGATTGAGCCGAATATAGGAACAATAGCATTGATATTGCGAAGTCCTTAATAGGGGGAACTCCCAGCACTAATCATGGCGCAAGCGACCACCCACTCCCTTCAACGAGCCGACGAGAGACTTGTTGGTGCAGAAGCACAGAAGGTCAACCAAGCAATCGCATCTGCTTGCGCTAAATACGGTAACAAGTCCATTGGCATCATCGCTCACCGCTTAGACTCCCAGAGAGGACAAGCATGGGGCAACAAGTCCAACGGCGACTGTGTTGTAGCAATTGTTCGCAACGGACAGGTCAAGACTGTCTATCTCCGCAGAGCAACCCAGACCTTCGACCTTTCAGTCAGCCGCACCGATGTATTGGTTGACATGACAGGAACTGTCTTGAAAGCACCAATCATGGGTCGCCAGAACCGTGATGTCCCATTCAACCCATTCAACATGTGAGATGATACAATGAGCCTTGACAACCCAAACCAAATTGACCTAAACGACTATGACATTCCAGAGACCTATGAGTTCAGAGGCTATGAGTATGACCTATGGAGAGCGACCACAGAAGAGTGGTATGCTCGCACAGAAGCACACGGAGTCCGTGATGGCTACGCAGAGCGCATGTATGGCGTGAACCGAGCATGTGTCAAGAAGTGGGTCATTGACGGCGTTGAAATCTGGTGCGTCTATGCTCGCTATGTCAGCGGCTACTGAGAGGGATTACAATGATAACTAAGACAATGAAGGGCGAATGGTCTCAAGCAACATGGGATTCATATCCTCTGAATACATTGGTTCGCTTTGATAGTGAGAAGTATTTCAAAATGCCAAACGGTCATGTCGCACATATCTCTGACAACACCGCTGACATATATCACGATTGGAACAACGCTGTTGGATGCGATGAACAAATTATTTTCCATACGGTGAAAATTGTTCCAGAAGCGATGGAGTTTCAAGGCGAAACAAAAGACAAAATGTTCACGCCAACGACTCGCCATGACGAGCGAGGATTCACCAGCAAAAGCACTCTGACAGACATCATCACATACCTAAGCAACGACTATGCTGGTGAAGTGGCGAGTGAGGTTCAGAACCATCAGACTCACATCACACTATACAAGGATTGATTATAACGGTGGGACAATCCCCTCAGAGTATGCTCTGGGCAGAATCATACCGACCACAGACTCTGGATGATGTCATAGGCCAAGACCATATCATCAAACGATTGAAGTTCATGATTGAGCAATTGCACTCATCTGGAGGCGATGGAGGATTCCCTCATCTGATGTTCGCTGGCAACGCTGGGACAGGCAAAACCTCAGCGGCTATGGCTCTGATGAGGTCAGCATTCGGTGATGATTGGAGGTCGAACTTCATGGAACTCAACGCATCTGACGAGAGGTCAATCCAAGTCATCAGAACCAAAGTCAAGGACTTCGCCAGACGAGGTGTGATTGGTCAGTATCTGGTGAATGGCAAAGTTCGTCAGATTCCATTCAATGTGATATTCTTGGATGAGTGCGATAACCTCACTCCAGATGCTCAAGCATCGCTCAGACGAATTATGGAACTCCACTCAAAGACGACGAGGTTCATCCTGTCGTGCAATTATCCGCATAAACTGATTGACCCTGTGAAGGACAGATGTGCATTCTCTGACACTCGATTCAGACCAATTGCCAAGAAAGACATCTCAGAGGCTCTCAGAGGCGTTGCAGAGCGTGAGGGTCTGGATATACGCCCAGATGCAATTGAACGCATTGGAGAGGTCTCCAGAGGCTCTATGCGTAAAGCATTGAACACATTGTTCGCAACGACCAGAGTGCCGATGACAGCGACGATTGATGATGTTGATGAGGTCGTGGCTGAACTCAGCCCACAGGCCAGAACCAGACTACTCCAGACGGCATTCAAAGCGGCGAGTGAAACAGACCCAGCCAAGTATCGAGAACTCGCCAGACGAATGGACAAGCAGGTCGAAGGTCTGGCTGAGTCTGGATTCTCTGGCTCAGACATTCTGGATTCAGTTTTCAGAGCATGTGCGGCAGACAACAAAATGCCTGTGGCAATTCAACGCACGATATTCAGTTCAATTGGCGATGCCTTGCATCATGCCAGCATATCCCAAGACGACATTCTGACCGTGAAAGCGTGGTTAAGGAGATTGAAAATATGAGTGATGATAACAGCGAGATAATGTTCCTATTGAAAGAGCGATTGCAGATTGGCAGAGACCGATATGGTCATGGCATCAGAGTGATGGATGACACACGCTCATGGGGAACTCCAGCAGATTCTTGGGCAGAGATGGGACTTGAAGAAGCCCTTGACCTGTGCTTGTATCTGAGTGCGGCGTTGGTTCGCATTCGTCATGCTGATGAAATCAAACACGATGCACCTCCAGCCCCATCTGATAAGAAGGTGGGACTCATAGGGAGGGCGATAGCATGGATAAAGAGCCACTTCTGATTATCGCCATTGACTATGAGGAACAACCAGAGTTCATCACCAAAATCCGATGCAAGGGTCTGGATGGTCGCTCTCATGTTCTCAGAGTGAAAGCACCACAGCCCAGATTCTGGACAGCCAAGAATCCAAACGGGATGGTCATTCCAAAGCAAATCAAATCAATCAAACCGTCTGTCAAGACTTCTGTTCAAGGTGAACCACTCTGGGAGATTCGTGTTGACCTGCCATCTCAGATTCGTGAGGTTCGTGAGTTCTTCTATCCACATTATTGTTCAGATGTTTCATGGCCGAATCTGGTCAGATGGATTGCTGGTTGGGGTGCGGTTATCGAGGTCAATACGGACAAACTGAAATCCACAGCAGAAATCCTCCGCCCCGTTCACATCAAAAAATCAAATCACGATTTGTCAGAGTTCAAACTGAACGCTCTGTATTATGACATTGAAACAGCAGATTCTCTGGACATGGAGGGAACTCCAGAACCGATTGTCTCCATAGCCATCTATGACGAGGCCACAGACACTCACGAATGTGCAACAATACGCCACACCAGCGAGCGTCAAGTCAGACGATTCATGTCCAGCCAGAAGGCTCTGGAGTCCGTTGTTGAGCATAAGAATCCAATCCCACCGCTGGTGGCTGAAAGAGTCCATGTGCATAACATGGAGGGCGAGGATGATATTGAGCGAGAGGCGGCACTTCTTCATTGGTTCAAGCGAATGCTGGACAAGTATGACCCAGATGTCATCGCTGGTCAAAACATTCTGGGCTATGACAACCCGTATGTCAAGAACCGATGTCGCAACCAACGCAGAGCGATGGAGAGGGAACACAGAGGTGCAGTTCCTGTCTGGGCAACCTATCCCAAACTGTTCACCAAACACAAAGGGCTGATGCCCTCGTTTGATACCAAGAAGGTCTATGCAGAGCAGGTTCAAGGTGCGGCGGCTACAACAGGGTCAGCCAGCCTTGCATGGATGGGAGAGTCCACTCTGGGCTATGGCAAAGTGCCACGCACATCAATCAAAGAGATGATGAAAAACGACCCGATGATGTTGGCTGTGTATAACATCTGGGACAATGTGGTGGCGGCTCGCTGTATGCAGAAACTTGACCTGCTGGCGTTTTATCAGATGAAGGTCGGATTCCATAACTCAACAATCCATGCGGCTCACAGCAACATGATGCTGGTCGAGGACATGATGGGACACTTGCTCTGGGACAGGGATTCTGTCATGCCATCGCTTGATGTTGCTCGCTCTCAATTGAAGTCTGGAGGAATCAGTCAAGGTGGATTCGTCATGGGCGCACCATCTGGCATCTGGAGGAACGCATTTGAATTGGATAACTCAATGGAATACCCATCTGTGATTATCACATGCAACGCTGACATCAGCACCAAAGTCAACCCAGAGGATTATCCAGACGGTTATCCATTCCCTGTGGCAACAACACCGCTGGGAACGGTCTATCGCCAAGACATTGAGGGATTGATGCCCAATATCCTCAGAGGTCTGGCTGGCGAGCGTGAGCGTGTCAGAGGCGAGATGCGGGTTGCATTTGAATCTGGGAATGATGAACTTGGCAAGCGACTCGACCAACGACAGCGGGTCATGAAAGAGAACATGAACTCGTGGTATGGAGTTCTTGGTTCTGGTGCGACAGAAAAAACTGCGGGCAGACCGTTCAGAATGGTTGATGGAGATATTGGCTCTGATATAACAGACATCGCCAGACGACACAACGATTGGAACAAGCACCTCATCAATCGCATCACACTTCTATTCAGCAAGGATGGCATCTATCCAGACCCAGAAGCATTGAGACATCAAAACATTGATAGACTCCCATCTCATGGCGAAGGTGATGCGGAGGTCGTGCGACTCCGTTTTGAGACCATCTATCAAGACACAGATTCATGCAAGACAGCCATCGTCAATCACGATGAGGCTGAGGCCAAAATCAGACCGTTCACTCCAGAGGACATCATGTCATGTGCAAACATCATGACCAAAATCCTCAACGATTCCTATGATGAGTTTGTTCAGACAACGATTGGAGTTCCTAAGAATGAGTTTTTCAAAGTGAAGCCAGATGCCTATTATGCCAGATACTTTCAATGGGGAGTGAAGAAGCGATACGCCTATGTTGACTTCGATGGCAAACATGGTTATCGTGGTGTTGAGATGCGACGGTCATCCTCACCGCAGGTTGTCAAGTCATGTCAAGAGCGATTGTTCAATGCAATTTTGAATGGCGATTCCAGAACTGAACTCAACGGACTCATCAGAGATATTGAATCCGATATGTTGGATGAGACCTTGACTTCTGCTGGAGACTTTGGACAACCGATGGGAATGAAGAAAGAAGGAACTCAAGCATACAAGGCGGCGATGTGGTCAAACAAAAATCTGGGAACTCAGTTTAATCTGGGAGACAAACCCGTCATGTATCTGTCATCTAAGACCAAGAACGGACTCCCAGCCAACAGGCTGGTGGCAATCGAATGGGGCGACTCTCCAGAGGACTACGGCATAGTCGTGGACAGAGCCAAAGCGATTGAGAAGTTCTTTGTTGACTCCAATTCATTCACTCAGATTCTGGGTGCTGTGGGAACATCATGGAAATCCGCCAGAGCAGGGATGAGTCAGTCCAGCATGAGCGAGTGGTTTCGATGACCGCTAAGAGCCAATGGCGTGAAGCCTATGGCCTTCTTCACACTAAATGCCACTTGACCCACCACGAGATTCGTGCGATATTCCAAGAGCATCTGGGAGGGCTGTCATATCACAGGAACATGCTACATTCAGAATACAAGAAGGACAAAGACCGCTGGCAGAGCGAGGCCAATACAATGGCGTTGCTGGTGAACAATCCAGATGTGGATGCGTTTCTGTCTGCGATGAACTCAGTCATTTATGATGGTGGGCAAGCGACTGTTCCTTATACACTTGTCAAGGAGGTCAGCAAACTCGTGAGGTCATGGAATGAATGGGGTGAATCTGAACGGCAGAGAATCAACATTCAGACCAAGAGAGTCCTCGCTCGTGAGCGAACTTCTGGATTGAAAGCGTGGACTGAACGGCACTTGCTGACATATTTGCGTATCAACGGGATAAGGATAGAAGTCTGACTTCTTTAGTTCCCTAAGTGGATATGCTTATATGGGAGGCTGTCGTGGGACAGGATAAGTCGGCCACGAGACAAACGCCGATGACAACCAAAAACAAGGAGACACAGATAATATGGGACTAATTGAAAACATGAGAGATGCCGTTGAGTTCAACGGTGGCAAACTGACAGAAGAACAATACTTGGAAAAAGTGCTGGAGATAATCGAAAGCGAAGGTGGCTCAACCTCCATCGCTTCTCTGAAATCCAACGCATTCAATTCTGCTCGTATGGAGAAGGCTGGAATCACCAGACTGACCATCGGCAAAGACAAGTTCGTTTGGACAACCGCTATGGTTGAAGGAATGCTTTCTGGCAACGCTACACCAATGCCAACAACAACAATGGTCAACAATGTCAATGCACCAGAAGCAACAGACGATGGCTACTTCTATGGAATCCGCCGACGCTCTCCAGATGAATACCCAGAACACATGCAAGCATACATCATCCCTCGTGGTTCACTCAAGTTTGTTGAATCAGAAAAGGGCGAGATGCGCTTGCTTGCTGTCGCATTCAAGAACGGCTGGTATGTTTCCAGCAACGGACCCAAAGGCTGTGGCAAGACAATGGCTATGATGATGTTCGCTTCTGAGGTCGGTATTCCATTCATGCGAATTAACTGCTCAGAAGGTTTCACAGAAGAGTCCTTCATTGGCTACAACACACTCATTGACGGTGAAATCACTTGGATTGACGGAGTTCTCCCAGAGAGCCTCCGATACGGTGCTTTCCTTTGCTTCGATGAGTTCCGCCACGCTCGCCCAGAGATTATGACCGCATGGAATCCTGTTGGCGACTCTGGCACTCTTGTATTGCCTCAGAACAACAACGAGGTCATCAAGGCTCACGCTGACTTCCGCACCTTCGCAACCATGAACCCAATCGAAGGCTACTCTGGTGGACAAGATGTCAACCAAGCAACATCTGACCGATTCGCTATGTCTCTTGAGGCTACATACCTCCCAGCAGACTCTGAAATCCGTGTCATCTGTGAACAGTCTGGTGTTTCAAACCCAGCCATCGCTCGTCAATTCGTGCAATTGGCAAACGACCTTCGCAACCTCAAGGCTCAACATGACCTTGAGTCTGACACATCAACCCGTATGCTCATCAGCATGATGCAAGCAACAACAGATTTGTCTGTTGCTGAAATCGTTGAGTATATCATGATTGGTCGCTATCAACCACACGAAGCCGAACTCATCAAGACAACGGCTCGTGCAAGGTTGTCTGACTACTGAATACAATTCTCTGGTCTCGTGCAAACGGGCTGGGGGGTATTGCACGAGGCTATCTGTGTCTCAAACCCCCAGCCCACCTTGCATTTGATAAGGGTGGGTTCAGAACCCCAGAGCATGACCAAAGAACTTGAACTCAGAGTCGCAGAACTTGAACAACGAATCGCCACGCTTGAAAGAATGATTGATGGGATGGCAGATTCAATTCGACCACGCTCAATGCCACACGGCCAAGTCCGTCTGGACAGATTCGATGGCGAGCGTCATGGATGAACTCTCAGTCTCTGAACTGATTGGTGCGAAGCGACACTTTGCCCCTGTGCAATCATGGTTTGATTCTTGGGGCTATGGAACGCCCTCTGTCTATCCTTTGATTCTGGTGGGTGATTCTGGCGTTGGCAAGTCAACAGTCGCCAGAGCCTATGCTCAGAAGGCTGGATATGACATTCTTGAATCCCACGCTGATTCCAAGCGTGATGCAAAGACATTCAACAAGACATTCAGCGAGGCCAGAAACAGAACCTTCTTTGGTCAGAATCGTTGTTTGATTATCGAGGATGCTGGTGCAATCTCAACCTCAGCATGGAAAACATTTGATGATGTCATCAAGGCGAAAGCATTCCCAATGATAATCATCGCTCAACATGAATCAGAAGTCGGATGGCGTTATCGCAAATCTGGATTGGTTCACGAGATTCCAGAACCAACCGCATCTGACAAGACTCAGTTATTGAACTCAATATGCCCAGACCACACTCCAGAACAAATCTCGTGGATTGCAGAAAACTCATCCTCATGGCGAAGTGCCAAACATCTGGCGATGACTACTCCATCGAACTTCATTGACACACAGATTGAACCTCCAGAGCGAACTCGATTTGGACAGGATGAAGTCTCTGGGATTCTGTCTGGTCAGTATCAGAGCAAGGAACTTTCATCCCATCCTCTGGCATTCATCCAGACCGCAGAATGGAACGCTGGCAATCCAGAACATATCTGCGAGGCCATGAGACTTCACTCTCTGGCATGGGTCGTGGAGGGGTTGTCAAAGGTCTCTATGGCATACACGGCAACGCTCAGAACCGACACTCAACACAAGCCACCATTCAGAAAACGGACATTGAAAGGCTCTGCGAGGGTCTGGTGAAAAACGATAGACTGAGTTCCATTTCTAAGCAAATCAATTTTAGGTATCAACATACCACCCCACCTCTTCAAACAGAGATAGGGCATGTTTTGGGGGTATTTCTCAATGGATTGAGAATCATACTTGTTCAAGCCGATAAGTGGGAACGCTTATATGGGTGGCTGTGCTGGGAAGGGTATGAGCCACTCACCGAATGCGGGAATTGAAGTCAAGAACCCACAGCGAAAGTTCCAGATGAAAAGCCGTGTGCGAACCCTAAACCGTGTCGCAACCGTCATGTCTGGTGAACTTATCAATGTTGGAACACCTGTCAAGAAAGTCGTCGTTGACCCAAGAGGTCGTGCGGCTACTGACGGCGAGACTGTCTGGATTCCTCTGAAAGTTCACGAGGATGAGCGTGTCAACCGTATGGCTCAAGAAGCAATCCTCGCTCACGAAGTCGCTGGTCATCTCCGATACACAGACTTTGGTGCTTGGAAAAAGATTGGCGATGAAATCAAGCGTGGCAACGCTGACCGTATGCTTCACGACTTCACCAACATTCTTGAGGATGCTCGTGTCAACCACCTGCTCTCCCAAGACTTTGGTGGCTCTGGCAAGCGTCTGCTTGCTACTCAGCGCATCTTCATGCAACGCCACCGTGATTCATGGGCTGGCAAGACTGTTGATGAAATCAACCCACGCCAAGCGGCAATCATCGCTATGATGACAGAAGCAATCGCTCACGAACCACACTTCTTTGAACATGTCCCAGAAGTCGTTGCATACATGGATGAAGTTCGCACTATCTGTGCAACAGCAATCAGCCAACCAAACACGGCTCAAGTCATCAAGCAAGCAAAGAGAATGCTCAAAGTCTATCGCACCCACTTCCCAGAGGATGCTTCTGACGACCAAGACACATTCGGTATGCCAAACGGTGCAGATGCAGAAGGCATCATGACCGACGACATGTCTCCAGAAGAGATTGAGAAGATGGCTCAGAAGCAAGCAAGCAAGAATGCAAAGCCAGAAGAAGTCAGCCGTCAGAGATTCCAAGACCTCAAGAAGAAAATCGAGGAACTCAAAGAAGCCGCTGAGAAGGCCGCTAAAGCGCAAGAAGAGTCTGATGCTACTCCAGAGGCTGGAGATGCAAACGAAGGCTCTGAGGGCGAAGGAGAGGGCGACTCTGAGGAATCTGGTGCTGGTGCTGGCGAGTCTGATGAAGAAGCAGACGGCGAAGGTGCTGGCGAGGGCGATTCTGGCGAAGGTGCTGGAGATGGCTCTGAGGGCGATTCTGAGGGCGAAGGCGACTCTGGTGCATCTGGCGAAGGCGAGGGCGAAGGAGAGGCTGACAGCGCATCAGAAACAGGCGAATCCACAGAAGGAACAACCTCTGACGACTTGGGCGACATTGACTCTGGCTCAGACGAGATGAACGCTGGTGGTGCAAAGGGCGCAGACCTATCCGACATTGACATGGATGAGATGTGGGCTGAACTCCAAGCAGAGATGGATGCAGAACGCCAAGACGCTTTCGACATGCAGAAGGACTTCTCTGATGAAGTGGATGCAAGCCAAGACTCCAACGACAACATTGACGCTGAGTTCGACACTTCTCTTGAAGGCGATGAAAGCGGCCACCAATGCCACATCACTCACACCACTCAAGAGTTCATTGACAGAGGCGACATTGATACAGACTCTCTGGCTCAAGGCTTCTTGGACATCGTTGCTGAGAACAAGTCCTCAATCACCACTATGGTCAACGAGATGAAGAGACTCTTGAAGGGCAACAACAACAAGCATGTGCGTGGTCTAAAGCGTGGAATGCTTGACTCCAAGCGCATCGCTTTTCACAAGACCAATGACCGCTTGTTCATGCGAAAGAATGAGCCAAAGCGAGCAGAAGCAAATGTCATGATTCTCATTGACTCCAGCGGCTCAATGGGCGGCTCTCGTGCAGAATCAGCGGCTCGTGCGGCGGTTGTATTCGCAGAAGTCATGGACAAACTTGGCTGGGGCTGTGAGGTCGTTGACTTCTCATCCAGCCGACACACAGCAATCAGAGTTCGCAAGCAAATGCAAGCACCTTTGAACAACATCACTCGTGCGGCTATCCGCCAACCAACCGCTGGTGGATGCAACGGTGATGGCTATGCTGTCGAGTGGTGCTTAGACCGCTTGTCCAAGTTCTCTGGCAACCGCATGTTGTTCGTCTTGTCTGACGGTCAACCATCCGGACCCGCACCTTCTCACATGGACAACGACACCCACTTGAAGTTCGTTGTTGACAACGCACCAAAGGACATTGGATTGTTCTCAGTCGGCATTGACGGCATGGACACAGGCGCATACTACTCCAACGCTGTCATCAACCGCAACAACGCTGACTTGGTGAAGGACTGTATGCCTGTTATCCGCAAGATGGTTCGCACAGTCAAGAACAAAGCATGAGGAATTGACATGACAAAGAAGCCCAATTATCCCAGAGGAATCTGGCCGAATATCAAGCAAAACAAACGCAACCCACGAAGGAGTCCCAAGACGACTTTGACATTCAAGAAGGTGGTCAAGTGAACGAGATTGCAGAACAGACTTCACCATCATACACGATGGTTGGTGAGCATATACCAGAGGTTCAAGCGTTATTCCTCACGCCGATGACAGGCAGAGGCGAGATGCCCAAAGGTCAGCATCCAGAGGTCAGAGCAAAGGCGAATCAATTCATTTACAACATGGATGCCTTCACCTATGATGGCGACAGAATCTGGGTTGACCAATGTGCAAATCCAGCGACTCCAGAATGGTTGCAGGGATTTGATTGGGAACATCATGCTTCCACTCCAAACGGCATCTCGTTTGAACAAGAGTTTGAAATCAATAGCCACATTGAATATCAATCATCAAATCACGAATATCTGTCATCTGCCAACAGTTTGGCTCTGCTCATGCTGGGCTGTTCTGAGATGGCTCTGAGGCAACAACACATGGACAATGGCTATGACCCAGCCAGACATTGGTATTCGCTCTTAAACCCTGTTTGGCAGACCATATTCGACAAGGCTGAGTATGATGCCAGAGAATGGACTTTTGGAACGGAGAGGACACTCAAACTGACGGTTGTTCAAGTGATGGGTTTTGATGATGACACCAACACCGTTTATGCTCGGATATTCCAGCCAGATGGTGCATCTGACCAAGACGGTCTTTGTCGTGAAGGAATCGCTCAGAAAGCACTCCTATCATTCCCATTCAACAATGTGGATGGCGTTGAAAGAGGCGACATCATGATTGTCTGGACAGACCGATGGATAAGTGCAGACTCACGAGTCTTTGATGCTGTGAATCTCACCGACCATCCATCACCATCTCACATCTCTGCCAGAGCAAGAGATTGGTTGACTCACGATACTGACACCCCGATTGTCAACCTCTCCAATCCAGATGCAATCAAACCTCCACGATACTATGGAACAGGCATGGCTTTGGAGGTTGGAGACATCACGCCGACTCACATGATTCATACATCTCGCAACAACGCATTCGGATTCTGGATGGCGAGCAAATTGTATTCTGAACTCTGCCAATCTGGAGACATCACATCTGGCGATGTATCGGACTCGATACCCGATTTGTTCATCCCAGCATTCAGAGACAAACGAGGCCAGAAAGTCATTGACTTGGCGAGTCCATTCTTCCCACATTATCATGATGAAATCAGATGTTCAACATGCAACGGCAGAGTTCTAATCAAGGCCAGACCAGACAACAAACAGACCAAAGCAACCTGTCCACATTGTTCAACAAAGGACACGATTCTATTCCCACACCTTACACCAACCAACACGGTTAAAGCGGTGGGACACGACGAATGAGATGTGATGAGACATGGCAAAAAGGATTCCAAAACAATTGAAGCGAGCAATACTGACCAATCTGGCGAAAGCCAACGGGGAGACCCTCAATTCTGCTCAATTAGCAGAGCGTGTCAATGCTGACCCAGAACTCCCAGAGAACTATCGAAAGACGGCCAAACAATTGAACTTCGTGATGAAGCAGATTGGTCAAGAGTTCGATGATGTGAACCAAGTGATTCTGAGTCGCAACGGTGTCAGCCATCATGGAACTGCCAGATTCAGAATGGGCTTTCAAACCAACATGACATTGGCTGAGGCTGAGAACGCTGTGGGAGTCGTCAAGAAGCCCAAGAGCAACCTCAAGCAAATCACCGTCAATCTGCCAGAGGACTGTGTTGAATACATCAAAGCATGGCGAGCAAACGGCGTTGCCGCTGGTCGTGCTGTTGAAGCACTCATCAGAGCAGACATTGAAATCAATGGGTTGCCAGATAATGACGAATAGAATCAGCGTCAATAAAGGCTCTTGGCTGGGCTTCTTTGACCCAGATGGTCTTGAGACCCACCAGAAGCGTTTGTTCGTCAATAAGAAGGTCTGGAGAGCGTTTAACGAGCAACAGATGATTCAGTATGAACAGGACTTGTTCAATCATTTCAGAAAGTATGGATTCCCACATTGGGACATGACCAAAGTTCAGAGGCAACGAGTCATCAAGAACATGCTCAAGTTCGACACTACTGAACTGCTGGTTGAGGACTCAATACTCAGACAGTTCATGCTTGGGTTGGATTATGCCAATTCATTCATGCCTCACATCTGGGACACCAAATGCAAGAACTACAAGACTCCAATGGAGTGCTTCAATGACGATGAAATGCTCAAGAAGGCCATCAAGAAGCGGCTCAAGTATGGAGACAACATGAGCGAGGCTGGGATGCGTAAAGCACTCTCTTGGACATCTGGAACTCATCGAGTATCGAACTTCAAACCGACGATTGCCAAATACATCTATGACAATTATTCTGGCGATGGCAAAGTTCTGGATTCTTCATCTGGATATGGAGGCAGATTGTTTGGGGCGGTTGCATCCAAGTCGGTCAAGTCCTATGTTGGAACTGACCCATGCGAAAAAACATTCAACGCTCTGGAGGACATGAAAGCCCACTTATTGAAGTCAATATCGAAAGACATCACTCTCCACCAGAAGCCGTTTGAGATTCTGGAACTTGAAGAGAACTCATTCGACTTGTCATTCACCTCGCCACCATATTTTGACACAGAGGAATATGCCTATGATGAGAATCAATCGTTTGTCAAGTTCAACACCAAAGCCAAGTGGCGGGATGGATTCTTGAAGCCGATGATTCAGAGGAACTATCGCTGGGTCAAAGAGGGTGGATATTTCATCATCAATGTAGCCAATGTCAAGACCTATCCAGACCTTGAGAATGATGTCGTTGCCCTATGCAAAGAGGCTGGGTTTGAGTATGTCAAGACCTATCAGATGACGCTCTCTGGATTGCTCACAGGCAAGAAAAAGTTTGAACCGATATTCGTGTTTCAGAAGCCTCAATCCCATTGATGTGGATTCCACTTGGGCTTTGGTTGGTTGCGCTTTCGCCACCATCTTATGACATATTTGCCGACCAGAAGCCACCAGAGAATCTCAGCGATGACCAATAAGGTCAATGAGAATCCCGTCAATCCAAACATATTATTCTCATCTGAAAAGGCGGGTATTCAATCTGGTGAACAAGTGGGTATTGAAGCATCTGGTGAAACGCATCTGGTTCAATCCAGAGTTCAAGACCGTCGCAGTATGCGTATTGAGACCAATACCGAATCCGAATGACATGTCTCAAAATCCCACATCTGGAAACAAGAACAAAACGAGTCAGATTGCAGAAGCATTGATATACCCCCACCACTACGGCAAGACATGGACAACCGAACCCCATCCCAGAAAAAGACCGCCGCACGAAAGCACCACCTCGCAGGTTTGTATCACAACGCATTCTTGACGACCAGCCAACCCGTATTGGGCGTTGACATTGACGCTCATGATGCAAACAAACTTGTTCGCAACGGCTGGGCTATGATTCATGTGTTTGGAACAAAAGTCGTGCTTGGACAAACCAAGACAGGCTCAAAGAACTACGACAGCAATTGCACTCTCAGAGTCAACGGCTACATCTCACAGATTGCTCGCTACTCCAAAGACCCAAGCACTCGTGTTGACATGTCCTCTCTGATGAACATGGCTTCACTACTCTCCAGCCACTACTTGACTCGCTGGTATTGAAGCCCACCATCTGGCAATCCCCGCCCTTTGATAAGGGTGGGATGCCCCCTCTGGGGCTATGACAAGAATGTTCAGAGTCCGTGTGGACATGGGTGCAGACGGCTGTATAGATTTGACGAGCGAAGGCAACATTGGCGAGGCTCTCAGAGCCGCTTATGATGAATGCAAGAAGCGCAAGGCCAACCCGATTGCTATCAATGTTCAACAGGTGGTTGAGCAGGGAAAATGGACAGCCGTGATTCCCTCACGCTCGTGAGTGTGGGTCAAAGCGGCAATACAGGCAGAATGCACATCATGGCTGGTGTCAGCCCTAAGACGCTCTGTGGGCGTTCCACAGACAATGCAATCGTGCATGACGGCGAGTGGGTTGATGAAGTCCTATCTCTGATTCAGAACCAGACCAACGGAGGCGTTGGAACATCGGTCTGCGCCAGATGCAGAGCCAAACTCAATCCATCAGAAACTGTGAATACCCCCAACGCATAGTGGGATTATCATGGGGGATGAAATCGAGATTCAAGTGCCTGTTCTTTATTGGATAGTCGCTGGCAAAAAAGGGATGGAATTATGGGGCTATGAAAGGGAGAGCGACCAGAAGGATTGGTCTCCAAGCAAGAAGCCAGATGTGAAGGTGAAAATCCATCCACTCCATTGGGACTTTGAGATTAACCAACACGATGGCTCTGGCAGGGTCAGAATCGGTGCTGGATGCCAATACAATCCACTCCAGATGATTGAGGCCATGTGGATTCATCTGGCTGAAAAAGACCCAGCAGATGTCGTCGTTGAGATTGATATTGACTTTGCCAATGCAGAGATTGAATGGAACAAAAGCGACACTCCATTTGGAGAGAACTTCTCATCAGATTGGGAGTGATTGAGATGATTGTCTGGGTCAACAAAACCGAATCTGGTCAAACAGAATTGAAGGGCTACAACAAGTCAATGCAGGTGATAACCAGCATGGTTGAGTCTGGCGATGATTGGACAATCACCAGCAGGTCTGGTGAGCAATATCAGATGAAAGGCGCAGGTTGTCCAGACCCAATCGAGTTCATATTCAAACTAATATCTCCACGCAAGAAAATGGAGATTGACGATTCAGTTCCTTATCTCCGATTCCAGAGCAACACCACAGGTGAACTCTGGGAGGTCTGGGGAGTCCGATGACCCAGCGCAGACAGCATTGAAGTATATCAATGTATATGTTCCATCAATGTTTATGTTCCTTAATTGACTTAAACCTCAAAGCACCCCATAATCGGCATGGGCAAGCGTGAGGATGACATCAAAGCATACATCAAAACCAATTTTCCAGAGTCTGCCAACAAGATTCGCCAGAGCATGAACTTTGCTCAATTGACCAGATTGGTGCAAGACTTGTCTGGCGGTATTCCAAAAGTTCTGGGCGATGTTCCAGATGAATTGAAGGACACTCGGATATTCGGCTCAATACAACCAACAACGATAACGACGACAACCACGACTTCTTCTGATTCTGGTTCTGGTTCTGATTTGACAATCGGGACAGTTTCAACAACAGCGGCTGGTGGACAAGCGGCGGCATCAATCACAGACAACAAACTGAATCTGGTTCTGCCCAGAGGTTCAGCGGGTTCAACAGGTTCAGCAGGTGCTGATGGAACATCGGCCACAGTCGCTATTGGGACAACCTCGACGCTGGCGGCGGGTGCATCTGCGACGGTTGCCAACACAGGGTCAGCATCAGCGTCTGTGCTTGACTTTGGCATTCCACAGGGCGCACAGGGCATTCAAGGGATTCAAGGAATACAGGGCATTCAAGGAACGGCAGGGACAGATGGAACTGATGGAACTGATGGGACAGACGGCACAGATGGGACAGACGGTTCAGCGGCAACAATCGCTGTCGGCTCAGTCTCCACAGGGGCGGCAGGGACACCAGCGACGGTGGCAAATGTTGGAACATCATCAGCGGCAGTTCTGAACTTTGGAATCCCTCAAGGGGCGCAGGGGATTCAAGGCATTCAAGGGATTCAAGGCAACGATGGTGCTGACGGCACAGACGGCACAGACGGGACTGATGGGACAAACGGGACTAATGGTCAAGGAGTGCCAACAGGCGGGTCAGCAGGGCAGGTTCTGAGCAAAATAGATGGGACAGACTACAACACTCAATGGTCAGCGGCAGGTGCTGGCTACACAGATGCAGAAGCGGTTGCGGCGGTTGAAGCAGAACCGACTCTGGTTCTGACAGGTGAGACATCACTTGGTCAAGTTCCAGAGGACTTGGTGGCAGTTCCAACGACATTCACCAGCGGGTCGAATCAAGTTTCAGTTCCAGACGGTTCATTCTTCAATCTGGGCGATAAAATCTCCACGACTGTTGACCCGATTGTTGATTCTGGCGGGTCAGCGGCACAGCCAAACAAGGGCATTATCATAACAGCAATCAGCGGCAACACTCTGACAATCAGCAAGACAATCGGGACATCAATAACCACCAACACAGTATTCAAGCGGCCAAGAGGTGTGCCATCAATTCTGCCAGAAGCACCGTATCTGTATTCAAATCCAACGAACTCAGCAGAGGTGCAATTGAGTGCTGACAGGGCTGGTGGGAATGATGCAATTCTGAGAATAAACACGGAGTCTGGTTATCTGAGACTTGGCGCACAGAACGGTTCATTCTGCCACTTCTATACAGACAGGGCATACTTCTATTTCAACAGGCCAATACAAATGGATGGTGGGGCGTTTTACGCATACAACGATGACCTTGAAATCAAGACTGATGACTCTGGTGCTGACCAGCCCACGAGGATATTCATTGACGCACAGGTTGACCCTTGCAGGGTCGGCATTGGGAATGGATTCACAGCATCATCGTTGCCAACAAACACACTCCATGTCAAGACAAGTCAATACCAAGCGGGTGGGGGTTCTTCTGGAACTTATGACAACATTGGAGATGGTGCTTATGCGGCCAGATTCCAGACAAACAATGGGAATGTTGGAATCTCAAAGTATGGTGGAATCCATCTGGACAATGACAACACAGCCCCTCTTGATGGCGCAGATTGGTCAACCCAGAGATGGCAGATTGGTCAGCGAGATGGAGAACAATTGGACATCTCGTTTGGAACTCCACTCGACACGAATGTTGCGGCTTCTGACACCAAACTGAGACTCAAAACAGACGGCAAGGTTGGGATTCTGAAAGGGGCGACTGACCCAGCCCAAGCACTTGATGTGAATGGGACAATCCGTCAGTCAAATGCCACCAATGCCATCATCCATGCAAATGCGAATGGCGACTTGGGCGCATTGACTGTTGGGTCTGGATTGTCATTATCTGGTTCAACCCTCACAGCCACAGGTGGTGGAGGTGGCGGTGGCTCTGGAGACTTCATTGGCTTGACAGACACTCCAGCATCATATTCTGGAATGGCTGGCAGAGTTCCAGCCGTGAACTTCACGGAGGATGCTTTGCAGTTTGTTGACATTTATGGTGCGCTGGGAATGTTCATCGGTGATGCCAACGGACAGGTCGGCAACAGCAACAAAACAAAACTGATATTCGATGCCTCTTTTTCTGTTGCAGATGTATCATCCAACACAGCGGTTGTCAGCGTTGCTGGAGGCGGTGGCGGAGGCGGTGGAGGCGGTCAATTGAAACCCCCAACATCTGGGACAATCATAGGTGGCGGGACAATTCCAGCAGGGATGAATCGTGCCATTCTGATTGACGGTGGCGACTTTGAAAATCCAATCACTTTGACTCCACCAACCACGACAACCCACGACTTGACAATCACCATGTATTCAAATGACAGGGCGATTATAGACGCTGGGAATGATATGTTCTCCTATATGGATGAAGAGACAGGAGAATCAGAGACTCAAGCAATTCAGATATTCAGCGGAAAGTCAGTTCAATGCACATACATGACTGACCCATTGGGTGATGGTGTAAATCGCTGGTTCATCATTGGCAACATTAACAGGGCTTTCAGATTCTTGCTCTGATATTGAGTTCAATAAAGGTTCAAATAAGTGTGGCTGTGGTTTCAAAATCCATGACGACTCACGACCCTCCAGATGAGAATACCGAATATCATCCAGATACAGGAATCCGTCTGTGTAAGGTGTGCAGGTTGGAGATAACTCTGATGAACTCCAGAATGCTTTATGCCAAAGTCTGCGGCAATTGCTATCTGAAACATAAGGCAGATGAAAGAAAGCGAAAAGGACTCAAATAGGTGGAACTGTCGCAGAGCAAATATGGCAGAGATGCACGAATCAGAGACCTTCGCATACAATCGCTCATGGGATGAGATTGAACAGATGCTGGACAAGGCAGAAGCCAAACTACACATTCACGAGATGGGAGTCCAGAAGCATAAGCATCGAATGAAGTCGAGAGAGTTCATGTATCACGCAAGGAACTTCAAGGCGTTGCAGGGCGTTGTCAAGACTCTCCGCTGGACTCTGGGTGCAAGAGGCGTGGACAATCCACTTTCATGACTTCAAATAGGTGGGCGTTGACTGTCCTTCTATGATAACCGACGACCCAGCAGAGTATGAACTCTGGCAACAGGAACAAGCCCACATGGAACATCTCGTTGAGGAATATCATCAAGAGCAATTGGACAAGGCTGAGATGGAGATGGTTGAGATTCTTGGCTGTCTGGCATCATCGCCAGAGTATGGAGATAACCTTCACGCCAACGCTCAGACTGAGATGGATATTGCTGGGAGTTATCTGGCTCAAATCAAAACGATTCTGGATGGTGCATCCAAGCCAATCATCGCTTCAATTCTTCAACCTCTGAGGTCTGCTTTGATTGATTCAGAGTTCATGATTGAAGGAGGGTATCGAGTGCTTGATTCAAGAGATGACAATGTATGACTCGCAACCTTGAATGCCGACGACAGATTCACGAGGTTCTCTGTGGATATGAGGTTGGGCATCAGTTCATTCTGGAGAAGTTTCTGACCGATATGCAAGAGCGACATTGGCCTAAGAGGAACAGAACAAAGCGTCAGCCAATTGGTCGTGTCTCCAACATTCTGGGCGAGTATGTGAGGGCTAAATCTCTGAGCAGAACCACTCATTCATCCACAGGATTAAGCACATTCAAAGTGGTCAAACAGGTCGTCTGATTCGGCATCTCAATACTCCGAAAGTGTGAATAACCACATAGAGAAAGAACCAGATATGTCCGACGATGAGATTGAGAGTGTTGACGATATTGACAAACTGTTGCCAAGCAAGTATGATGAGGCTCTGGTCAGATTCGTTGCAGGTCTGTTGACTCGTGGATATTCAGAGAAAGAAGTCCAGATGAAATTGGTTGAGAATAGCCTGTTTAACTCTCGTGCCTCGCCCTCTGAGTGGCGGTCTCTTATTCGACAGGCCAGCATCGTTGCTGAGGACATTCGATACATGGTTGTCGCTAAGGCTGAGATGGATGACATTGAACATCAGAGATTGGATTCATACTCCAGAAGGCGGCGAGCGATGAGCAGGTTGGAGGCCGTGATTGAATCGGCACATCAACAGGCTGACTCTGTGAGCAAACTCAATTCAGTCTCATTCATGGTTGGTGGACTAATCAAAGCACAGGAATCGCTGGATAAGTTCACAGGGGCGCAAGAAGCCGCACCTCAAGTCGTGGTCAATGTCGGCTATGACCCGATGGAACAATTCAGAAGTGTGATTCAAGACGAGATGAGGACTCTGGATATTGAAGCCGATACCCAACCTTCTGCTCAGTCAGACGATTCTGAACCAGATGAAGAACAAAAAGAATCAGATTGAAAGGTATTGATAGAACCGACGCATTGATATAGGACACCACTAATGGAGAGGCATGACCCAAGATACAGTCAGCCCAGAAGCCCGCACCGTGAACACCCTTGTCCTTGACACAGAGACAGGAACTCTTAACCCAGCCGCTGGGTTTGAGGGAGTCCCATTGGCGAACATCGTCAACAGCCTTGTCAAAGGAAACAAGACAACCAAGACACCTGCTCTTATCCCAGAAGCAGACCCAAGTGTAGTTCGCAAGACCAACGGAGAGAACTCAGTCAACGGCTGGGACATCACCATCACCAACAACCTCACAGGTGCTACTGTTGACTCAACAGGAATCACAGAGATTGGTGAAACAACCATGCAACCTCAACACTCTGGTGTCTCATGGACAAACCTTGTCAAGCAAATTGGTGCTATGCGTGGATGCCCTCAGAACGGTGCTTTCATTGAAACCTTCATTCAAGGACTTCAAATGACAGCCGCTGGTGCTGACGCAGAAGCAATCGCTGACCACTACACCAACAACGGTGTCAAGTGGAGTCCTCAGTCTGGTGCTAATGCAAAGGCATTCATGGATGAGATTCGCCACACCACCACCAAAGCAACCGCTGGCAAAATCATCATCACTCGTGATGTTTGAGTCTGACCAGACAGGTCGGAGTTCCAGAGGCTCTGCCCCCCATGCGGGGGTGGAGTCTCGATGTTGATGAGGCGGGATGACCGCCCACCAGATGCCCAGCCCAGATGCTGGAGATGCTGATGATTGATGCTCGGCTTAGGCTGGGTATGGATTGCTCGCTCAGAGTTCTGGGCAGGTCTCGATGCAAGTGTCTGAGAGTCATCCAGAATTGATGGCCGACATGACGGGCGGGGGTCAAGCCTTGCTTCTCTCAGATGACGGCGTGGGTGTGTCCAGAGCCAGAGAATTATTCCAGACGATAGTGAACAGGGCAGGGGGGATGAACATCTCATTCCAGCACCCAGAGCAAAGGAACTGCCCAGAGCAGACCAGACCCCTCCCCCTATTCAGCCCAATACCATCTATTTTCTGAATCTCGTTGCACTATGGCCTCAAAAATTATGGTGGAAAATCACTATGTTTTTCTGAATATCAATAGTCCCGTTCCATCTCTCCACGAAGTTCACACACTTAAACCCTTTCAATATCATACTACTTATGTTCTTAACAAATAATTAAACAAACAAAGGAGGGGTATGGGACACACACATGTTAGAATACAGAAAAGACATACTGCGTATATTGGGGTATGTGTCCTCTGGATAGGGGGTTCGTTTGATTCATTTCACTATCCCCCTTTAGGGGGATAACTCCAGCAACCCGTTTCTGAGCGTCTAAACACCCCCAGAATCAATTCGTTTCTTTTCTGGGTGCAATTCCAGCACCTCTCAATTCCCTGCTCAATTCTTTGATACATCAATACTGTCTGCCCCATCGAAAAACCCATTGAAATCCACAGGTGGGAGATTAGGTTCTTAACTGTGGGAACATCGCCAGAACTCATGGACAATCCACCGACAACCCGTCAGAATCTGGTCAGAGGCAACGACGACCTCTGGGACATTGTTATGCGACATGTGAAAGCAAACCGCAGATTGAGGACAATTCTGTATTGCTCATTCGCATTCAATCTCTGGATGGCGAGCCACATATTCTTGGGCTGGACACCATAACTTTCTTGTATTCGACATTCTTGAGTCGAGGATATGCGCTCAGATTGCCAACACCCAGATTGCCTCAAGCAAGACCTCAAAGACGGATTCAGATACTGTGATGGTGAGCATCGAATGTGGGCTGAGAAGCGCACTCTGGATGGTCTCGCTCAGTCTAAAACACAGCAAGAGGCTGTCGCTGTTTTGACCAAGTTTGCATTGAAGTGGCAACGCATCTGAGCAACCAACACCGATATAACCCCCGAATCGCAACGATGTTGTATGAGTCAGATAACTCACGCCTCTGGAACAGGAACAACAAGTCTGGTGATAGCACCGACACTTGCTATGCTCAACGGATTCATCATCGCTGGTGGATTGACACAGGTTGAGATTCATGACTGTGCTGAGGTTGCTGACATCGCATCATCGAATCTCGTGTATAAATTGGTGGCCGCATTTGGTCAACCAATCCAGCAAACATTTGAAGGAGTCATGTTCATGAAAGGACTGACAATTGTTTTCACCGCCGCTGATGGAACTGAAACATTCACCGCCAACATCGAGTGGGAGTGATTTGGAGAATGACATTCAAGACTGACCAGATATTGGACTCGATAATTGTCATCTGCCAATCTGGAGACAAAATCGTTTCTGTCAATTATCAATCTGGAACACTTCTGGCTGAGATGGATGGAGATTTGACTCAAGCCCAAGTCGCTGTTGTTGAAGCGATTCTGGATTTGCATCGTGGGAACTGCAACATTGAAACTCAAGGAGTTCTGGTTCTGAATCCAGACGAACCGATTGACAAGTGGATTTATGACCACGACCCAGATGAACCTGTCAATGCAATATCTCTGACGGTGATGTCCTATGAGGGCAAGCGATTCAAGTGCAAGACACCACTCAAGTGCCGACCAGCGATGGAGGGTGTGTTATTCTGCAAGCGATGTCATGCGCTATCTCAAGAAGAAGAATGACATTGAGAGAACCTATCCATTGATATACTTGCACATCGTGGCAAGAACATGACCGACATTGAATATATCCGAATGCCCCATCTCGACCAGCGGATTGAGGTCGTCATGAATGCGGCTCGTCTGATTCAACAATCCATATTCCCAGACTGTTGTTATCAGATGTCAGAGGCGATGGCTGGTGCGCTTGAGATTCTGGGAGTTCCAGCATACGCTCAAGCATGTGATGTGTATGGATGGAATCACGACTTCTTGAGATACAAGAAAGGCGACCACATCAGAATCGAAAATCATAACGACAACCTCAAGAAAAAGAAGAAAAACACACGCCATCCACAGCGAAAGTCCAGCAAAGGCAAACCAATCAAGCAGATTGACCCATACACTCTGGCAATATACCACGAGCAAGAGGTTCAAGGCACAGGTTATGACGGCCATGTCATCTGTATCGCAGACGGATGGATTCTGGATGCAACCGCTGGGCAATTCCACAGGCCACATAAGAGCCTCAATTCACACGCTCTCAACGCCATCCCACTCATGGCATTCCAAGAATATCCAGAAGAGTTCAAGCAAGCGTGGTGCGAAACCAAGTTCATGGTCGAGACAAGTTTCAATCAAGGGTTGATGGCAATCAGCAAAGAATCCAAAACCGATGGACAATTTGCATATTGCCTCAGACCAGATATTGAACCCGATAATTGGTTGGACTTCACTCCGACAGCACGAACAAACATTCCCATCTGTCAGAATTGGATTCTGGAGATTGCTCAGAGAACTCTGGATGGAGATGTGTCCTTTGACATTAACGAACTCCACGAAAAGTTTGGTTGATTTGATAACGGTGGGACTGATAGGGCAAACCATGTCAGAAGATGAAACTCCTGTGGATGAAACAGAAAAAGTCATGCAAATCAATGGTCGAAACCAGAAAATGTGGGAACTCCCAGCGAGTTCATCACCATCTGCGGTTGGAGACAAACTCATGATTCTCATGATGGCAAATCCCCAACAGATATTCAGAGTTTTCAGAGCAGACGAGATGATATTCATCGCCGCCATCGAGGGTGAGGAATGGTCAAAAGTCTGACCAATCCATTGAGCGTTGAGCATTTACTTCTTGCCAGACAGTTCTATCGTGAACTCAGAGCAGAGCGACCAGATACTCTGGGAGGATTGCCCTCTGGAACTTCTTGGCTTCGCTGGAGGTATCTCAGAGATGGCACAGTCAGAACTCTGGCACAGGTCAGATTCACAGACGATGACTTCACCATCAGCATCAACCGTTATGCCTTCGACTACTATGACGAGGGCTATGCCATTCTGCTCAAGGGACTCATCCATCACGAACTCTTGCACATCGTCTTGGGTTCAGAAGAAGGTCATGGGCAGATGTTCACATCTCTGGAGGAATCGTGGGAGGAATATCCAGAATACAAGTATCACAGAGCCAAGTTCGTGCGGCAGATTGAACGCATCGAGCGTGGCAAAGGTCGGCTCTGGCAGTATGAATGCCCCAATTGTAGCAAGGTCATATTCAGAACCAGAAAAATCGCCCCAGAGTCGTCATGTATGGTGTGCTGTAAAGCATTGAACAACGGAGTTTGGTCAGAATCCTATGTATTGAGGGAACGCAAAGAGTGATATATGAGATTGATACTCGCTTGACACATGCCCAGAAAGCGACCTGCCATTGGCAAAAGAGAATTGAAGAGAATGACCAGAGACCGAATCCAGAAGGAATTGGAGGCTCATGGTCTTGAATGCGAAGATATGACAGCGGGGTCAATCAAATACACCGTTGCCAGATTCATGAATGAACCAAACCAGATTGTAGCCGCTATCTATGGCTCAATCAAAGACTGTGCATCCATTTGGGTGAAAGAGTCTGCATTCCAAGAACTGAAACCAGAACTGATGGCTTCTCATCCAGATGCAACCGTCGAAGATGTCTCCCTGTTTCGCAGAGGATTCCAATGGTCAGTTCACATCAAGTCTCCAGATGACCCTCTGATTCTGAAAGTCGTTGACAAAGCAGTTCTTCATGGACAAGCACGACTCAACAAGACCGTCAAGCGTCGAGCAGAGGACATACGCAGAGAACAAGCACGAGCAGAGCGTGAAGCGGCTATGGCTGAACGCAAGCGTGATTGGAAATCTGAGTGATTCTTCATATACTGTCGGCCAATCAATCTCTTGGAGGTTGGTGTCTGGTAAAGAGATGCGTTGTTGCTACTCTTTTGCCCTATCACTTCCATTCGGCTCAACATCGAATCGGGTATTTTCAGCCAGACACCGCCTTCATCCTAATCAGATTCTGCAACATTGATACACCGATGTATTGATATATGGAGACTTGCTGGCAGATAACATGGCGAGAGATACAGACCAGACAGAATTGATAGAAAAACTGACCGAAGTGAAGGACACAGCGTCTGCACGAGACAAAAAGTTCGTGGGCGACCTATGTTCAAAAGGTGCAAAGTGGGATTTATCCACACCCCAGATGAAGTGGGTTCGCATCTTTGTTGACCGATATTGCACAGACACCAGCACCACAGGTGTCAAAGCAGAAGGCAAATCATTCACCACAGTTTCAGACACCAGCACTTCATCCTCATCTGTGAGTGAAGCAGAAGTCGTTGAGATGAATAACCTTCGCAAATACCTGCCAGCACGAGACCAGAACTTTGTTCAGTCCCTGTGCCGATTCCACCAGAAGCGTGGATTCTTGACAGGTGGTCAGATGCCTCACTTCAAGCGACTTCTTGCTGAGGCTCGTGATTTGAAGTCCACTCACGCTGACCGCATGGCGGCTCGTGATGCGGCTCGTGTTGCTCGTGAAGCAGAAGCAGAACGCCTTCGCATCCTCCACACTCCTGTTGACGATGCTGATGCAATCACAGGCTTTGAGGCTGTCATTGAAATGTTCGATGCGGCTGGCGAGACTCTGACCCAGACCAAAGTTCACCTTCTGGCTGACGATGGCACAGAAGTCGTTGTCCGTTCCAACCGTCGCAAGGCTGAGACCAACGATGTTCTCTATGTCCACGATGCTGACATGACAGGACTGTCCAAGAGCGACCTTCGCCGTGTTGGTCGTCAATACTCCTTTGGACACATCACCAAAGCCACAAACGCTTGGAATCACACTCCAGCGGTATCTGCTGAGGTCAAGACCATGATGGATGAGTTCAAGGCTAATCCAATCAAGGTTGTCTCAGAGATGGGTGCTAAACTTGGCCGATGTTGCTACTGCCGCAAGGAACTCTCAACCTATGAGTCCACCGCACACGGCTACGGCAAAATCTGTGCTGGACACTACAAACTCCCATACAGCACAGCAACCGCTGACATCATCAACGATAAAATCTCAGCCAAGACTCTTGAGGTTCTTATCGCTATGGATGACGAAGGAAACTATGCTGTCAAGGACAGAGCGTCTGGAGAGGTCATCTGCACCTTCAAGAGCCGTCAAGCGGCAAACGACTACGCTGACCAATTCAGCATCGTCGAGGCTATCTGAGACCGCCAGATTCAAGCATTAGGGGCGACTCCCTCTGTCCATGTCGGATGGAGGGGGTCAAGCACTCACCAGAGAACAGGCCAGAGAGATTGCTCTCTATCCAGACCGCTGGGCGCAGTATTTCAGAACCATCGAAGGCAAGCCATTCTTGCTTCACCAGAGGCCATATCTGACTGAGGTTTATCGGCACTTTGGGGCTTTACAGAAAAACGATACAACCAAAATTATCGTGCTGAAATGCTCACGCAAGGTCGAAAAGACTGAGACCATCTGCAACCTCCTTCTGTATGGCTTGCTGAACATTCCATACTTCAATGCCGTCTATACCGCCCCCAGACAGCCACAGGTGTCCAGATTCGTTGAGGAACGGTTCAATGGGGCGATGATGTCATCCGTCAACAATGGATGCCTTCTAAAGCAACGAATCAAGACATCTGTGAGTCATCAGACATTCGATGTCGGTGCTAAATCTCTGAACCACTTCTATGCTTACTCAAATTGGGGAGATGCACATGGATTGCTGGGTATTGCCGCCGATATGTGTTGCATTGATGAATATCAAGACTCAGACCCAGATGTTCTGCCGATGTTGATTGAGATGCTCACTCAATCTGACTACAAGGTCGTGCTGGTTTCTGGAACTGCTCGTGAGCAAGGTTCTGAGTTCTGGAGGCTCTGGGAGTCCAGCACCAAAGGCGAGTGGGACATGGAGGGTGAACAATGGATTCATCAGTCTGGACACGCTACACAGGTTCAGAACATCATTGGGTATCACATCACCCAAGTCATGCACCCAGATGTCTCAGCAGACGACATAATCCAGAAGCGAGGAACATACACTCCACGCAGATTCCAGAATGAAGTGATGGGCGAGTTCTTTGCTGGTTCAGCGAAACCACTCACACTCGATGTTGCTCTGGCCTGTATTGATGCCGATATGTCTCCAACCACATCTCTGGCGATTCCAGAATCCTCCGTCATGGGAATTGATTGGGGAATGACAACGACAATCGTGATTCTCAGTTCTGATGGCAAGACGATATTGAATGCGATACGGGTTGAGTCCAGAGGCGACGATGACATGGATGAAGTCGGCATCATCAAGGATTTGATTCTGAGATACAATTCAACAAAGGTCGTCTGTGATATTGGATATGGTGCGAGACAGGTCAAGGAACTGATGCGTGAGTTTGGCGACAGGATTGCTTCTTGCTACTATTCCAGCCGCCCTATGACACCGTATGAGTTCAAGCGCAGGGACAACAACAGGAACATCATCAACATGGCTGTGGTGGACAGGACAACCTATGTCGAAAAGACTCTGGAGGCCATCAAGAACAAAGAGTTCAAACTGCCGTTCAAGGGCAGGGAATTGGAGTGGGTTTTGCACGAGTGGTGCGCTCTGAACAGTTCTGTCGAGGATGACATGAAGTCTGGCCGTCAACGACGCTCACAGGCTCTGACCAAGTATGGCAGAGATGGTGATGACCACGCATTCCACGCCTTGCTATACGCTACGCTCGCACTCGACATGCACGACGAGGGTGGCGGTCTGCCAACCATGCGAACCTTTGGTGCTTGAATCAGAACTCGTGTGAGAAGTCATCAGATGCGCCAACAGATGCGGCCATTGAGTATGTTCCAAAGGGCATGAAGTATTCCTCTGTGGTGTGTCCACAGGTGAATGACTTAACGCTTCTGCGAACTTCAACACCGTCAATAACTGTCCAGATGCTGGAGGCAGTTCTGCGTGTGATAGTGAAATACCAATGGCATTCTGAATCACAGATGGAGGTCGCTTTGTATGTGCATCCTTCGTTGAAGGTGAATGTTCCGTGTCGGCTCATATCCTTCCGTGTGCATCCACCCTTATCAATGTATCTCAATCTCAATGCTTTTGTTCCCAATTCCAACACCGATTTAACCCGCCGACATATTGAAGTCAATACATGGGCGACAGCGATGTGGATTTAGCAGAACTCAGCGAGAAGGCAGAACTTCTGGCAGAAGCGACGGGGCGAGATAAATCAGATGTGATGGCAGACCTTCTGGATGATGGAATGTTGAATGAATCGAACAAACAAACGATGGGCATTCTGGACAAGGCCAATGAACAGGCTGTGAAGGCCAAAGCACTCTTGATGACAGTCTTGCCCATCATAGCCATTCTCTTGGGCGGAGGGGGTGCTGAGATGCTTGGAATCACCGACTTCATGGGCGACGACTCTGACGAGGATGATGACGACTATTATGACCCATCGTGGGATATTGTTTGGGGATGCACCGCTTCTGATGCTGACAATTATGACCCATACGCCACAGATGATGATGACTCGTGCTATTGGTCTCCAGAACCAATCTATGGTTGCACCAATCCAGCGGCCATGAACTATGATTCAGAGGCCACAGATGACGATGGTTCTTGCGAGCCTCGACACGAAGGTTGCACAGACCCAGATGCTGAGAACTATGACGACGAGGCCAACGAGGATGACGGTTCGTGTGAATATCCACCAGAAGAACCAGAAGAACCAGAGTGCAACGGGACAGCGACATTCTATGATGTTCAGACTGAATGGATTCTGGAGAACAACAACACCACCGCCAAATTGGAGATGAAGTGGGATGCAGATTGGTCGTGTGATGAAATCAAATATATCGAGGTGGATATGGTCATCACAAACGAATCTGGAAACATCTCTTGGTCGAAAATCGCCGCATATAATATCACATTCAATGAAGGCGCATACATCACCATCTATTGGGACACAGATGTGAGCATGACTGATAACTACACTCTAAGGCTCTCTCTGTGGCATGAAACTGAGTCTGATGGGTGGCAGAACCCAGATAACAAAACAATCGCTCTGGGGCGACCAGAGGATGAAATCTGAGCGATTCTGTGATAAACCCCCAAGTTCACCAGCAGGGTTATGGAGACAGAAACGCTGATTGCAGTTTTGACACTTGTTGCTATTCCCACCGCACTTTGGCTCAGAGAGCGATACGCCAGAATCATGGCTGACGGCAAGATAACCTTTGAAGAAGTCGTTGATGAAATCAAAGGAATCGCTGACAAAGCAGAAGAAGTCAAAGCAGATGTTGAACAAATCCTTGAAGAAGAGTGATTGAGATGGGAAAGAATGACAAGTCTGTCAATGACAGAATGATGATGCTGGTCGGAGTGCCTGTTGTTCTTGCATGGATGGCATTTGCTTGTCTGGTCATCTGGTCTGGTCTCCAAGACGATAAGGTCATGAACAACATTGACGGCTATACAACGCTCATCGCTATCATCGGCGGACCCGCCCTTCTGATTCTGACATCTATTCTGGAACTCTGGAAGTCTGAGCAGAATCAAGAGATAACTTCGATGCCAGAACATTGGGCTGGTCAAGCGACGGCGGCTGAAAATGAAGCAGTTCATCTCAGAAGTCTGGCTGACCGCCAAGCAATTCACATTCAGAAACTTGAGGCAGAAGCCCAGAAGGTTGCACTTGGTCTTATTGAGACCGATACACATTCAGAAGAGTGATTCAAATGGCAAATCAAGACGATGTTCACTTTCAATGGACTCAAGCAATTCATCGGGATTTAGCAAATCTCAGAGACAACCACCTCGCTCACATCGCTGATGACTTGACCAATCTCAAACGAGATGTGGATGCACTCAAGTCAGATGTTGATGAACTCAAAGGCATCAAGGATGAAGCCCTTAGCATCCTTCGCAGATACTCTGGCAGAATAGTCGTGGGCATCCTCGTCGGTATCGGTGCGGCCACAGGCACACCCGTATTGATGGAGATGGTGTGAGTGGCGACTCATGTTGACACCAGCAAAGACATCAGACAACCAAAGTGTGATATTGAACAAATCGGATATGCTTGTTTGAGAAATCCAGACATAAGACTGTCTCAGTCCTGTTGGGTTTGCCTCGTGTATCAAGCGAAACAATGGGGGAGGCCATACTAATGCCACTCATGCTGGTCGCCTGTCAAGAGTGCAATCGCACCAAATGGTCAAGGTCTCCCAGACCCAAGTGCAACGCTGTGGATTGCTCAAGACGCTATGGCAACATGAAGGCAGTTCAGCCCCAGCCAGAGCCACCAGAATGGGCTTAAGCCCACTCTTGCATCATGACCTTAACGAATCGGTTGAATCGCTTGCGGCCTGTCTCGTTTTTCTTGTCTGCTGGTTTCCAATTGAATCCCAGACTGAACTGAGCAGATGTGCCACGAGTGCCATCAGAACTGACCCATTGGCCTTCTGAGATTCGGACAAACTTTGGGAACTGTGCAACAAACGCTTTGGTGTCAGCATCGTTATCAAAGTGAAAACTCAAGTTCATGCTGAAACTTGGGGGAACTTGCCAATTGTCCCAATCTCCTTCTTCTGCTTGGACAAAGGTTTCTGCTTCTAATTCAGCGGCGTTGAATCTTGCTTCTGCATCATCAAGGCATTCTGCGATAGTCTTGAACTGTGCGGCTTCGTGTTTGATTCCACAGCCTCCATAATAAGTTCCTTTCGATAGTGTGTTCCAATGCTCTCCTGTTGTCTGCATGTGTTGAACCAATGGGTCTCCCCTTATCAATGCTTCGATATTCCAATACTTTGATGTCTGAATAGGAATGTTCTTATACTACTACACCCACCCATCAAATACCCCGCCAGACGGGTGATACCCCAAGACAAGCCCCCAGAAGTGCGATTGACGAATCCTGTCTCCGCTTCTGGACACGGCCTCTGGAATACGAGGGGAATGTCTGGCACTCATATTCCTCCCAAAGCAATTAAACCACAGATGCCCGTCATCACGCTATGGCAGAGCGTAAGCGCACCTTCGCAGACCGATTGCTGGGGCGCAACAGGTCAGCATCCCCAGCCGATGTGCAACGCTTAACCAAACTCATCAACGACCAACACCAACCAGAGATGGATTGGGATGGCAAGGCTCTGGCTTCAATGTCCAAAATCGGACAGGCCACCTCCGCATCGAAGGGCAAAACAGGTTCTGGCGGAACTCAAACTCAAGTATCATACAATCTGCTCAGAGACATCTCGCTCAAGTCTGAGGTTGTCAACGCTATCCTCAGACGATGTGTTGACGACATTCTGGGCAACGGATATTCATTCATTCTGGCAGAAGGCAAAGAGAGTGGAGACACGGCTCAATTGCAGAAACTCAAGGACTTCTTCAAGAATCCAAATCCAGATGACAACGGCAACGAGTGGATGGAATCACTCATCTATGACCTGTGCCTGTTTGGAGATGCGTATCTGGAACTCGATGGTTCAGATGACACCAACACAGATGGCAAAGGACAGTCGTGGACATACGGCGGCGAACTCGCAAGTGTCTGGCCTATCCCAGCAGAGCAGATGACTTTGCTCGCTGGCAACCGCAGACCAGAGCCACCAGAGATGGCATACATGCAGAAACTCAACGGCGAGACCAGAAAGTTCAGCAAGGACAAGGTGATTCATATCTCCAAGTTCAAGCATGGTCGTGCATACGGGACTTCACCTCTGATTCCTCTGCTCAATGTGATTGCTGGACACCTCAACCTGTCGAACTATCTGAATGAACTCTATACAGGAACTCTGCCCAAGACCATTCTCAATGTGGGCGACATCAGCAACGCTGAGATGAAAGCCATGCTCGCACTTCTGGAACAGCAATTGACAGGTGGCAAATCGCCATTCGGTCTGGTCGCTGTGAACGGTGGAACAGGATTCAATATGCACAGGATTCTGGACTCGACCAGAGAAGGCGCACAGTTAGACCTGCTATACTACTATCGTGAAGAGATATGCGCTGTCTTTGGCATCCCACCGATGAAACTTGGCTGGGTTCAGACAGGCAAAATGTCCAACCCAGAATCTCAATTAGAGGCTTGGTATGATGTCATTGAATCATATCATAAGCGTGTTGAGGCAGTTCTCAACAACCGACTTCTGCCACTCTTTGAAATCACCGATTGGGAGTTCAAGTTCACCACCATCCGACCCAGCAGGGACAAGGAGATTGCAGAGACTCGCAAGGCAGAAGCCAACGCTATCTCCAACCTCCGTCAAGAAGGTGTCATATCAATCAACGAGGCCAGAAGTATGCTTGGCTTTGAGCGTCTGTCTGAGCCAGAGGCAGATGACCCGATGTTCCTATCACCCAAACTCGCCATCAACAAGGGCAAAGTGGAATCTGGTGTTGAGACTGAAATGTCAATTCCATCTCTTGCAGATTTGTTCCCATCTCCAGAATCACCATCTGATGAAGGCAAAGGTGCTGGTGAGCATCCAGATTGGCTCGATGAAATCCCGTTGGTTGAACTATCTGATGATATTCGCACCGATATGCTTCAAACCAGAATGAAGAACTCAGACGAGTTTGAAGAAATTATCGCAGAATCAGAGGCAGTTCTGAAAGCAGTTTTTGAAGAAGGACAGGAATCATTCGCATCTGCTGTCATCAAGGAACTCAACGAGATGTTCTCTGCTGGAGATGAAGCGGTTGAGATTCCAGATATTGACCTTGATATTCCTGTCAAGTCCTATGTCAGAAAGGCAACAATCAGTCTGGATGATATTGAATTGGCCGTTGGTGCTGTTGATGCAAACATCGGTCTGGCGATTGAATCTCAAGTGGCATCTGCTGAACTCACATTGGTCGGTGCGTATGAAGCATCACTCGCAACCACACTTGCACCCACAGGAATCTCTGCGGCTCTGATGTCTGACGATATTGCCGCCATAGCCTTCTGGCGAAGTCGCTGGGTTCTGCCAGCCCTCAGAAGGACTCTTGGCTCTCACAGAGCGAACATCATTGACACCTTTGAGCGAATGGTGTCTGATGGCGAATCGTGGCGATGGGCGAGAGCAGAGATGCGTTCTCTGATTGACCCAAGTGGCAAGCGTTATCCAGCATACTACTATGACCGAATCGCACGAACTGAAACCAGACGAGTCGTTGAAAACTCTCACATCTCTGGAATGAGAAGGGCTGGATTCCAACATGTTCAGAGGCTGGTCGTTGTTGACGACACGACTGACAGAGACTTATGCGCCCCGTATGAGGATGCAGTTTATCCGATTGCAGAATCCAAATCTGTGATTCCAGCACACCCGAATTGCCGATGCACATTTGTTGCGTATGAGGGAACTCCAGAAACCGTTGTTCCATCTGACCAGATTCTGACACCCGTTATTGAGTTCAATATGAATGTAGTGAACAAGGCTGTGAGTTCTGCGGTGCGAGATGGGCTGGCAACCAAAGCCAAAGAGCATAATGAAAAAGTCAAAAATGCCAAGACCAAAAAGACCAGCACCAGAACTCTGATTGCTGTGTTTGAAAGAGGCGTTGGTGCATACAATACAAATCCATCATCGGTCAGACCAAGCGTCAGTTCACCAGAACAATGGGCGTATGCTCGTGTCAATTCATTCCTCTATTGTCTAAGAAACGGCAGGTATCGAAGCGGCAAGCACGATACTGATTTACTGCCCAAAGGACACCCACAGTCAACCAAGTCAGTCTCTAAGCGAGCATTGACCAGAAAGGATTTGACTCCACCAGCAGGGGTCAAGAAAGCATGTGCAACAGGAATCAAACTCTTTGAGGATGGATATGGAGGCTCTGGACTTGAGGCCACGACCATCCGTGAGGCCAGAAGCATTGTCAGAGGAACTCCAATCACAGTCGCCAAAGCCAGAAAAATGATTCGCTGGTGGGGTCGCAACGAGAGATTCCTCACCTTCGACAAGGACACACCAGCATGGACAGCCGCCATGCTCTGGGGAGGTCGTGCTGGACTATCGTGGTCAAACAAACTCCAGAGAGCGTTGGAGGCAGACGAATGAGCATGACCAACAACAACGCTCAGACTCGTGCCAATCTCATCAAGGCCAGAGCCGCATTCACACTCATGAAGAATGAAATGGTGCATACAACGACACCAAAGAACTTGGACACCATCGCTCAGAGAATCCTCACAGATGCCAAGAGGAATGCACCCGTCAGAACAGGTGCGCTCAGAGCGTCTGGCCGTGTGAAGCGAGTTAATCAGTTCAGACGCAGAGTTCAATTCGGCGGTGCTGGAACAGGTGTTGACTATGCACAGGCTGTTGAGTTTGGAACAATCAACACCAGACCCAGACCATACCTTGAACCAGCGGTGATTAAGAATATCAAAAAGACTCCAGCAATTGTCAGACCATCCATTAGAAAGTGGTTGACTAAACTTGTTCTGCTGGGTTCATCGGATTGATGAATGGAATATGAGTGCCGACTATGGGATTGACCCTCGCCACCGACCTCTCGATGGTGAGTCATTAACTGTCTGGGGGCAAGAACCCCATAGTCGGACAGGTTGCACAGTTTTCTCCTTCTGCTCGATTGCCCGACCCGCCCTTTTGGGGCGAAGGGTTCTTCCAGAGTATGCTCGACTGTGCGGCGGGCAAACCAGACGAGTCGCTACCCATATATCAATGTATCGTCAATATCAATGCTTTTTGCCCTCATATCACCAATGTTAAAACCCGCCAAAGTCAACCAGATGGATATGCGAGCCGTATTGGTTGATGGAGATGACTACACTCAACGCTCTGGTGAGAGCAAAGAAGTCCAAATCAAACTTGAGGCTCAGATGCCATTCATCTTGGACAAATCATTCCAGAAGGATGCAGAGTCAGACTATGAATATGAGATTGGCGACGATGATGTTGTCATTCGTGGACCCGTCTATGTTGGGAACTCAGATATGCTTGACCGACATAACGAACTCGTTGCGCCAGATGCGCTCATCAAATCATGGGGAGACTATCAGAAGAATCCCGTCATCCTATACAACCACTCTAAGACATACGGTGTCATCGGCAGAATGCTCGATGTCGAGATGGGAACTTGGGATGGCATCAAAGGTGAAGTTCCAATCGGCAGAGCCGTGATTGACGGTGGCGAAAAGGATATTGTCAGAAAAATACGCAAGGGATTCCTCAGAGCATTCAGTATTGGTTTCATCGCTAAGGCGGCAATCAAGGAATGCAAAGACGATGAGACATGCTACATGACCTTCACAGAGGTTGATTGGCTTGAGACCAGCGTGGTTGATGTGCCAGCATCGCCCAACGCACTATTCAATGTTCAGAAGCATGTGCTTGGATATGAGGACATGGGTGAATCAATCGCTATCCTCTTTGAGAAGATGCCAATGGAATCACCATCAGAAGAACCCCCTGCTGGTGGAGATATGGAATCGCCTGTTGAAGAATCGGCGGATTCTGGCTGTGGATGCAAATCACATATCGAGTCCGATACTCCAGAAACTGTTAGCGGCTTCGATTCTGAAATTGACTCGTTGAAGGCTCAAATTGCTGAGATGAAAGAACTACTGCTCGCAAGTCTGACACCTTCTGAGTCCCAAAAGTCCGAATCTGAAAATACCGATTCACTTAATACCCCCATTGACAAAGGCATTGGACAACAGGTGAACCAAATGACAGACGATACACTCATTGACACTCCAGAAGAAGAGGTCATCGTTGCCTCAGAGGAACTTGAAGTTCCCACAGAAGAACTATCCATTAAGACAGAGGCTGTTGAAGAAGCAGAAGAAGTCGTTGAAGAAGCCGCAGAAGAAGTGGCAGAAGAAGAACTCCCAGAAGAAGTCGTTGAAGAAGTCGCAGAAGCAACAGAAGAAGAATCTGCTGGCGAACCAACAACCACAGAAGTCATGATTGAAGTCGTTAAGGCATTAGCAAATGTCGAAGCACGACTTTCAACCATTGAAGGACACATTAAATCAAGTGAGGACATTGACACACTCAAGTCTGAACTTGCATCCATGAAGGCTGAGAAGGAAGCCGCAGAAGCAGAAGCAAGCATTGAGGCAGAAGTCGCCAAGCGTGTTGCAGACCTTGTTGGGACAACCCCAGAGGTCAAGACTGTTGAAGCATCTCCAAAGAGCCTCGCATCCACAGGAACAGAAGTTAAGAAAGCAAACCACACCCGCCACGACCCAACACCAACGGTCAGCAACGGTATGAATGGTCTGGCTGGATGGCTTGAAGTTCAAATCGCCAAGCGAGGTGCTTGAGCGAATCTATCAGATTCCCAAAAGGAAAAAACAAAAAAACAAAGGTGAGATAAATGAGTGAAGAAATCCAATTTAACGACATGGTTCAACGAGTGAAAGACGCATTAGCAGGGCAAACCGATGGTGGCTCTCAAATGTTCCCAACAGAGACTTCTGATGAAATTATTCAGATTGTCTATGAGAGGAACTTCATGCGTTCTTTGTTCTCTGCTTTGCCAATGGCGACCAGAACTATCAAAGTGCCAAAACTTTCAACATCTGTCGGATTCCACCGTCAGACTCTTGCTTCAACACAGGCTGGAACTGCGGCTGATGAATCCACTCAAGGAACAGCAGAGATTGACTTGACCTTGACCACCATGATTGCCAACATTCCAATCGGAAACTATCTGATTGCATACGGTGTCGAAGGATTGCTGACTGTGCTTCGTGATGACATCGCTTCTCGCTTGGCCTTCAATGAAGAATCACTCTTCATCAACGGAGACAAGCAAGCCACTCTTGCTGACAACATCAACGGTGCGTATGCAAACCCAGCAAACTTGTCTGGAATCAACGCAACCGCAGGTGCATCTCAGAACGACTACTTGCTATCTCAGAACGGACTTCGCAAACTTGCTGGAACATCTGTCTCTGTCTCTGGAACTTTTGCTCTGAGCCACCTTCGCTCGGCAATCAACCAATTGGGAGTTCACGCTGACAACCGTGATGAACTATCATTGATTGTTCCTCGCAACCTTGAAGTTCAATTGATGGGCTTCACAGAACTTCAAACTGTTGACAAATACGGTGCTGGTGCAACCATCCTCTCTGGAGAACTTGGTCGTATCTATGGAATCCGTGTCTTTGCCACAGGAACAATCCCAACCAACCTAAATTGGACAGGACTTTACGAACTTGGCAAGACTGTCAACGGCTCTGCGGCAATCGCTGACAAGACCGTTGCTCTTTTGGTCAACAACCGTTCACCTCTGATTGGCAACCCAACAGATGCTGACCGCAGATTCAACATGGGCTTCCTTGATGAGCCAACCAAAGACCGTTTCGTCTTAATCCCTCGTCAAGACATCGCTTTCAATGTGCGATACACAGAGGCTGTTTGTCTGCTTCACGGTATCGCAACCGTCTGAGACTGATTGAAGTCGCCTTGACCGATACGGCATAGCGTGAGCCATCCCTAATCGGGGCGACTCCGTGATAAACCGTCGAGGATAAGGTGAATGTATGACAGCAACAGACTATTGCACTCTGGCTGAGGTTGAGGCTTATGCTGGCGTTGACTTTTCTGATGGAATGGGTCCGACGGACACTCAAATCGGGACAATGATAACGACAGCATCCAGACTCATGGATGCTTATGCTGGAGTTCAATTCGCTGGGACTGAGAGTCATACAGAATACTTTGACACAGCATTCGGTCTGGCTTTCCTCACCCTTAGTCGGCGGCCTGTCGTGTCAATCTCAAGTGTTCATTCAGTCTCGCCCAGCGGGGTTGAAACCCTCTTGTCTGATGGCCGTGTCGCCAACGATGACGACTATTATCTCCACGACCCAGATGCAGGGATTATTCGATTCCACTATGCCTTTCAAGAGGCACAGGGGTCAAGACTCAAGGTTGTCTATTCCTATGGGGCATCTGAGCCTCCAGCAGATGTGAAGATGGCTACAATCCTCCATGTCGTGAGGTCAGCCGCACGAGCCGCCATGAATGATGAGAATTGCATGGATAGGGTCAAAGAGTTCTGGAAAAGTCTCATGTCTGATTCCAAACAAGAATATGAGGACTTGCTTGTTCAAGTCAAGTCCCATAAACTCGTGGCTGTTGCTTCTTGGGGTCAATACAAAATGCCATCCTCATTCTATTATCGGGGGTATTGAACTTGGCAATCTCTGACAGGGGAACTCCAACAATTGACCCTCACACCACAATCAAGAACTTTATCGAGACCAATATGGATTCACCAGATGGAATCTGGAATCCTGTCGTCAACGCAGAATGGCTTGAGTTCAAGAAACAAAAGACATATCAGATTTGCATCACGCCCGTCTATGGCGAATCAGACGAAGCAGAACTGAATGGAATCTCTGGTCAAACTCAAATCAAGAGAATCAACACCCTGTATTTGAAAATCACACTTTTCGCCCCAACACGGTTAAAACTGTGGGGTATGGTGCAGAAGTTCATGCTTGTTATGAACAACGGGACTCTATGCTATCCCTCAGCGGGTTTGGAGGCATCCACAGGCAACGGCTATCAATATGTCAGACTCGCAAGGTCTGATGAGACCAAAGAGGTCAAGGGCTATGAGCCAGAATGCGGACCCGAAGGTTCTGCTGACAAATGCGTTGGATTCAGAAACGACTATACAATTGAAGTGAGGTTTGACGAATGACATCGGTATGTGGCAGAGATGCTGGAGTGAAGAAAAGAAAGACCTGCGAGTTTGATGGATGCAAGGCTCAATTGACAGACCCAACCAAACACCTCTGCTCGATTCATGCCAGACCAGAATCCACATCTCGTCAATTCAACGAGTGGTTGGACATGCTCTCAAAAGAGAACAAAGAAACATTGTGATTGTGAAAACATTGATAAGGGCAAACCTCTTGGCTCTGGATATGCGACCAGAAACAGCACAACGCCGACTGACGAAAAGAGCCAACGACTTCTTGGGAATATCCTTTGAAGCATATCTCGCTGACTTCACCCATCTGAAAGAATTGCCAAATGGCGAACAATACCTCTGGTTGAATGACAACGCTACTATGCAAAAGACATTCGCTGTCTGGCTCGCCCAGAAAAACAACGAAGCATCATTGACCGCTTGGCATATTGGGTTTGCGCCCTTGAAAAAGTGATTCAAATGGATTGGAATGTGGATTGGGATTCATCCCAAACTCAACCAGATTGGGTTGATGAAGTGGAGTGGTCAGAATGAACATGGCATCTGTGAAGAAAGGGCTTGAAGCGAAGGGAATCAGAGATGAAGTTTTCACGCTGGAATCTGGCGGCACAGCCATCGTTTATTCGGTGTATGGATTGCTTGAAAAACTCCATGCTGAGTCAGATGCAGAGCATTTTTCTGTTCTGGGCGAGACCATATCTCATCCAGACATCGAACCCAAGCATGTCCGAGCGATATTCATTGACATAGCCAAAGCATTGGCAGACTTCGACCAGAACTGACATAAAGCGGCTGGGCGTTGATTCTGTTCAATGCCTTACAAAGACCCTGTAAAGCGCAAGCAATACAACAGCGACTATCATAAGAAGTGGTATCACAGGAACAAGTCTCAGAGGGTCGCACAGGTCAAGCAACGCAAGAAGCAGATTCGTGAGTGGATGCGCCAGATGAAAGAAGGCATGGCATGTTCCAAGTGTGGCTTGTCTGGCATGGAGAATGCTTGGGCTTTAGAGTTCCATCATAAGAACCACGAGGACAAGGACACCATCGTGTCGAGTCTGGTCTCTGCTGGCTCAAGCAAGAAGCGCATCCTTGAAGAGATTGCCAAGTGCGAAGTCATCTGCTCAAACTGCCATCGCAAGGAACATTATCTGGAACATCGCAAGGCACTTGAGACAGGCCAAGATTCCATCTGGATTGCCGCTGGCAAGGCTGGTGCAGACAACCAGATGTTTGCCAATGACTTGATGACATCATCCAAGCGAAGGCGGCGCAAGAGGCGCAAGCAACGAAGCCAGAATCAGAAGTCGGGTCCAGATATGCAGGTTCATGATGACCTCGACACATTCACCAGAAAATTGGAACAAGGCGCAACGCTGACCAGCAAAGAAGTCAAGAGAATGAAAGGTTTGATTCTGAGGCTCAGAAAAGGTGAGCAGATGGAGGGTGAGATTGAAGAGTTCATGGATATTGAACCCGATACCGACATAAACCCAGAATCAGAATCGTGAGACATGGGCAGAATATCTGGTGCGAACTCTCTGATGAGATTTGCCAGAACCATTCCCCAATGGCAGAATGCAACCAGACGAGTCTGGAATCCAGCATCAATATCGTGGAAACCACTCGCAACCACAGGTTCTGATTCGTTTCTAATGGGTCAAAGCGGCGTTGATGTAGTATTCCCAAATGTGTCATCTGGCATCGAATACACCATCTCATTCTGGATTAAGCCCAGAGCAATCACAGGTGCAAAAGGACTGATGCAATTAGAAAATGCCGCTGGAGTTCCTCAAGTATCTCTGACCATGAACGGTTCTGGAATTGACATGATGTGGGACAACGACCCAGCGACAGTCGTGAGTTCAACGGGTCTTATTAGCCTCAATACATGGAATCACATTCTGTTCCAGAACTATGACAACGGATGGAACATCATGGTCAACGGCACAGACCAATCTGGGTTTCTGACCGCTGGCTGTCCAGACTTCTCTCTGATAACTCAATGGAGAGTCGGCAGAGGAACTGATGGAACTCTCGCAACCGAATCCTTTGATGGATTGATGTCAGACATCATGGTTGCTCAAGCATATCCAAATTATACCCATAGAACGGTGCTATACAACGACGGTGCGGCCTTCAACATGGCTCAGACGGCCACAGCCCCTGTCAACCCTCTAAACGGCTCTATGACCTTCTTATGCGATGGAACAGACACAGGAACTCCATCATATCTGGGAATGTCCAGAATGGCATCTGTCAACCTCAGTCCACAGATTCAGACAGCGGCGTTTTTCGCTTGGACAGGAAACCTTCTCAACACTCCAGATTTAGATACAGCGAGCAGACCAGCGGCATCTGGAACAACATACAGTCGTCTGGCACAGATGGCTCAAGGATGGTGCAATAACCTGCCCAGAGACACCATACAAGGCACGACATTCGCCCCAATGCCCACAGGTGAGACAATCCCAAGAGATGCCCCTGCGCTTGGCGCATGGCCGTTTTCTGGATATGGAGTCAAGACGGGTGCTTCATCATTCGTGGGTCTGGTGGATGCACCAGACGCAACACCCGAATTAACGGTGCAGGGAGACCTCTCAGAGCCAGCAACGGTATTGAACCCTGTGGTGGGTGCTGGAACTCTCCAACACGCTCTGGACACACGCAGAGTGCGATTCCTCAGACCGACCTTTGCCAAGAAGGTCTGAACTCACTCTTGATGCCAAGAAGTCTCTTCGCCTTCATACTCAAGGCCGAATCCATATCCAGCCCATGTTGCGACTTCTGAGTGTCCAGACAGATAACTCCAATGAGTGTAAATGTCAGACTCGCTGTGCATAGTCATTGTTGCTCGCTCATAGATGCGGTTGTCGTTTTCATCTCTGTCTCCATAGTATCTATGATAGACAAATGTGATGTCCTCGCCTTCTGTGTAGTTCCATTCTGCTGGTATAAATGTCATTCTTTTCATCTCCTTATTCGTTTGTTTTTCCTGTTGGAATCAGTTAATTTTGTTGCCATCCATGTCAAAGACATCACGGCCACCTTCGCCACCACGCATTCGGATAACGGTGAATCGGTCATCGCCAGAGATTGAAACCCAAGCGAATGTGCGAGGTTCTGTGATTAAGTATTCTGAACCTGTGCATCCTGTGATAACTTCTTTGACTTGAGTTTCAACGACTGTCATCTCCATGCTGATTGCTTTGGATTCCTCGATGCAGATAAACATCTCAGCGGTGCTTGCATCCGTAGCGGTGTTGTGAAAATACACTTCATGGATTTTGTCAGTCTCAGTCTCTTTGACTTGGTATGGGTATTGGCTCATATCCCTGCGTGTGCATACCACTATATCAATGCGTCGGCCATATCAATGGTTTTGTTCTTAAAATGAGCAAGTTTTGGTTCGCCAGAAAGGGTGGGACATGGTGGTTATGGCGGCATATACAAACCGACTGACAGCCCACCATGCCCCGATGTTGGATGCCCAATCCAACAAGGAGGTTTAGCCGTCAGCAATTATCAGACTCCAGAGTCGGTTTATCAGCGTATTCACGCCAATACCGTTAAAACCCCTCACGGATGACCAAGACCCATGAGCGACCTCTTGAAACTCACCAAAACCAAACTGCTGAAACTTGTTGAAGAAGCAGGTCTGACCGCAGATGCAGAAGCAACCAAAGCAGATTTGGTCGCACTCCTTGAAGCAGTTCCAGAAGAAGCACCAGCAGAAGTGGTTGAAGAAGTGGTTGCAGAGACTCCAAAAAAAGCAAAGAAGCCTTCTGGTTCTAAGGTCGCACTCGACATGGAACTTCAAGGTGGCGAGTTCGTTAAGGCGGCTTATCTGGCTATTCTAAAGCGTGAAGCAGACCCAATGGGTCTTGCGAACTACACAGGCGCATTGGCTATGGGTGGCATGACCAAAGAAGGTCTTGTCGAGGACTTGAAAGCCTCTGGCGAATACGCCGCACTTTGAGTTCACTCAAACTTGCACATGAATGAACTGCCACAGTCGGTTTGATTCCAATCCCAGCGGTATGCTGACATGATTATTGCCATAGCCTCAAAGACTCTTTCACGGTCAGACTGAGTTCCTTCTCCACTCCACATGACGAATCCTTCATATTTCCAAGCATCTTCTGTGAACCAATCTTCTCCACGATTTGCTTGACGGATTTTGAAAGTGCAAGGTGAATCACCGTTGGTGAATATAATTTCACAGTCCTCACGGATAGCAATCTGTTGTTCTGTTATGTCCATCTTGACCCATTCACCAGATGTGAATGTGTTTTCTGGTCGGTTTGGAATAGTGAAAACTCCAATCGCTTCTGTGGTTGTCATTGTCTGTTGCATGTTGGTTCTGCTCATACCCCTGCGTGGGAGTTCCCCCTTATAATATCTTCTCAATCTCAATGGTTTTGTTCCTAATTCCCACCTTATTGAAGTCAATACACACCATATTGGTCAGAATAATTGAGATTCCTCCGAAGCCTTGAAGTCCTATCGTGGTTCACACCCCAACATGGCAAAGATACTATGGGCGAGCGAACAACCAACCAGACCGACAGGATATGCAATTGTCAGTCGTGAAATAATCAAGCGTCTGGTCAAAATGGGACACGAAGTTAAAGTCATGGGCTGGGACTACAATGGAGAGAACATCAACCACGAAGAGGGTTGGACAATGGTTCACACAGGTCTGGGCAAGTTTGGTGCAGACAAAATGTCAGAGGGCGACCCAAACTCTCCATCAGTTCTTGACCTCCATCTGGACAGTTTTCAGCCAGATGTTTTCATCTCTTTGATTGACACTTGGTTCACAGGCCACATGGTTCTGTCATGCAACAACAGAGGCATTCCTCACATCGCATACACTCCAATTGATGGAGTTCCAATCTCACACCAATGGAGTCGCATTCTTGGACACACTCACACCAATCTCTGGATGAGCCACTTTGGAAAGCAGACATGGCTCGACTTCGTTGATGAGTTCAAGAGCGACGGCTCTGGACACCCAGAGATGAAGTTCCCAGACCTTGACCGATACGGATTGAACCCAGAACTTGAGAATCCTGTCATCTGGCATGGAGTGGACACGAAGGTATTCAAGCCAATGTCTCTGTCAGACAAAGACATACTCAAAAAGAATCTGGGATTGAACTTCAAGACAATGTTCTCATCGGTTGGTCGCAACACCAATCGCAAGCAGATTCCTCGCTTGCTGGAGGCTCTCAAACTCGCTCTGGACAAGTGCGGAGACCCACAGGCTCTGGGCTTGGTTTTGCATTGTGGAGACCCAACAGACATGGCAAATATGGGTGGCTGGAAACTGCCAGACCTCATCAAGCAAATGGGACTCCATGACAATGTTGTATTCTCAGATATGGCATCCAATCCACTACACGGAGTCAGCCGTGAGGACATGGCAAACATCTTTGGATGCACAGACGCTCATGTTCTGGCGACAGGCGGTGAAGGATTTGGAATCCCATCAGCAGAAGCGATGTCGTGTGGAGTTCCAATCATTCTGCCAGATAACTCGACAGGTCGTGAACTCGTTGGAGATGACAGAGGCTGGCTTGTTCCATGCTCAGACAGCATCATCGGACCCCGATGGGGTGTCAGAATGGGACTTGTTGACATTGAAGAACTCTCAGAGGCTATGTTGCAGGTTCATAACAATCCAAAAGAAGCCAAGAAGCGTGGCAAAGCCGCCAGACAATTTGCTCTTGAGCATCTGGATTGGGACAACATCACCAAGCAATTTGACGAATTGATTGAATCCAGAATCGGCATGGCTCATCCAATGCAAGCACTATTCCAAGACGGTGGCGAATAATGAGCAATAGACACCCCCAGAGGAAGCGAAAACCATCCAAGAGGGATAAGACCCCCAAGACCAAGAAAGAACGCCCTGTGAAGCCTCTCAAGAAGCCTCTGACCTGTGGCAAGAAACACAGGACAGTCTGTGAGAAGCATGGTCGCCCATGTGTCATCGAAGTCGAGTGGCCTAAAGGCGACTCTCGCAACCGATACAAGAAGGAATTGATGAAACTTGGCGCACCAGAACACACGAAGGATTCTGAACACCGATGTGAACTCTGTTTCAAAGAGCGATTTGAAAACAGCCCGTATCAAGACTTGACTGTCGAGGGTCTGGAGGAACTCACAGTCGCACGAATGAGGCGAGGGCAGAACCAGATAACAAACTCTGGCGAGCCAACACCGTTAAAACCCCCAAACGACACCGAATGAGTTAAGGGATTCTCATGGCTATACACTCATTCACAGGTCTTTCTGGAAAAATAACCGCTGGTGGAACTATCGTTGGATTCGTTTCTGGCGATTTCACTATGGCTCAAGCGACAGGCAAATACATCGAACTTGGTTCAACAACAGGATTCAATCTCAGCCACACTCGTGGTGTCAAGACTGTCTCTGGAACTTTGAAGAAGGCTTGGGGTATCTCCGACTCCGACCTCTGGACTTGGTTCAGCACCAACGCTGAAAAGACAATCGAGTTTGACGCTGATGAACTTGGAACTAATACATACATTATCTCTGGCTGTGTCTTGACTGACCTTGCTATCGAAGGACTTGAGGCTGGTGCTGAGGGTGCTTTGATGGTGAATGCTTCGTTTGAAGGATTGTCCTTTAACAGAGATTGAGGTGATTTAGATTGGCATCGTGGTTGGACTCAACATTGGAAGCGGCTTCTGCCGACATAGAAGTGGACATGACAGGCGTGGGATTGATGGGCGCAGATGGCAAAGAAGTGCCGTCAATCATGTGCCGACCAATCTCAGCGGCAGAGTATCAGATTCTCAAATCAGACCCAGAACTCAAAGGTCTGACAGACTCAGACAAGCAAGAACTTCTTGGTCTCAAAATGACATACGAGATGCTCAAGAAGTGCGACGATTCTCTGACTTGGGGCAAGTTCAAGACTCTGCCTCTCATTCTCATAGGCGAGATTGCTCAACGAGTAGTCAAAGCGGCTGGTTCACCTTCACCAGACGGTGGTGGTGTTTTGGGGGAATTGTAAGGTATTCCCACACCTTAGAAGGCCAATTCTATTTTCAATTATTGAAAGAGTTCAGCATGACTCCACAGGAGTGGCGTGAACTCGACCCTCGTGATGCGGCATTCTTAGCCAATGCCTTTGGTTATTCCAACAAGGTTCAGCGTCAGCATTATCAACAAGCAAAGAGGAAAATGAAGAGGTGAACTCATGGCTATCAAAGAAGAGTTCAAACTGTCAATGTTGGTCGAGGCCAATACTGACAGATTCAAGAAAGGAATGTCAGAAGTCAATCAAGGTCTGGCGGCTTCTGGTGGCAAAATGGGCAAGATGGCTCGCATGGGCAAATTGGGTTTTGCCGCTATCGCCACAGCCGCTGTTGCCGCAGGTGCGGCCATTGGAATTGCTTTCATAATGAAGTCAATACAGAAGTTCGTTGAGTTTGAGGAAACTCTGTTCAGAATCGCCGCCATCTCTGGTGAAACAGGTCTGGCTGGAATTGACCCACTCAAGAACAAAATCATGGAACTTGGTGCGGCCACCAAGTCAACCACGACTCAAGTGGCTGAGGCGGCAGAGATTCTGACTCTTGCTGGCTTCTCAATGGAGGAAATGATTGGAGATGAGTCATCTGGAACGCAAGGTGCGCTTGAGGCTCTGAACAATTTTGCGATAGCGGCTGGAACAGATTTGCCAAACGCCGCTGGAATCGCCATCGCCACGATGAAAGGTATGGGCAAAGAAGCATCTGAACTCAGAAACATCACAGATATTCTGCTCAATACGCAAGCAAAGACATTCACCACAGTCAACGACTTGGGCGAATCCATGAAGTTCCTCGCACCAACGGCGAGAGCATCTGGAATTGCACTTGAAGAAGCGGCGGCGGCGGCAGGTATTCTGGGAGATGCAGGTCTGAAAGGTTCAATGGCTGGAACAGCCTTGCGTATGGCAATCACGAAACTGCTCAAGCCTTCTGACGATGCCAGAAAATTGATGGAGGATTTGGGACTTGACTTCTTCACATTGACTCCAGCAGGTCAAGCGGCAAAGAGCGCACTCAGAGAAGTCAGTCGTGGCTTAGAAGCCAGCAAACTTGCGGCTGAATCCACCAATGCTCAATTGAAAATACTGAACTCAGAACTCAACGAGATGAGCATTGAGCAACAGACAAACAGTCTGGCGATAATGAAAATCAAGCGCAGAGCAGAGAAGGAGGGCAGGGAACTCAACAAGAGAGAACTTGACCAAATAAGCCGTCTGGAGGGTGCTAATGCAGACCTCAACATCACGATGGCTGAGAAGCGCATAACACAGCAACAAGTCAACACAGAGGCTTCTAAGAACAACGAACTCGTGTCTGAACAATCAGCACTATTCTCAGACCTCAACAAACAGGTTGCTGGTCAGACAACAGGTATCACTTCTCTATCCGATGTATTCCAACAATTGGGTGCGGCTGGTGCAACGACCAACCAGATGCTGGAGATATTCGGCATTCGTGGTGGAACAGCGGCGATGGCTATGTTGGCAAATGCCGATGCTCTGGATGAATTAACGGCTTCAAACTTTGCCGCACAGGATGGAATGGGGCGAACCTCAGAACAAATTGCTGTGATGGAACAATCTGGTGCATTCGCTCTGGCATCTCTGAACTCAAAGTTTGAATCATTCATGCTCATGGTCGGTGAGGTATTCACCCCGATATTGGTTGACAAGGTTATCCCAGCACTCATCAAGTTCATTGACGAGGCTCTGATTCCAATGTTGCCAGCATTCCAAGCACTTGCTGAACAGATGGGAGATGTGTTGCCAGATTTGCTGGAGGCTCTTGTTCCATTATTCCTTGTTCTGGCTGAGGTGATTATCGCTCTCGCACCAATTCTGAAACTCACAGCGATGACAGTTCAATTGCTGATGTTTGTTCTCAAACCGTTCCTTGATTTGCTGGGCGGTATTGCAGAGATGCTGACCGCCATATTTGACCAAGATGCAGAGGCATTCGGTGAAGGTATGAAGCGAGCATTCGGTGGCCTTCTCAGAATCCTGTTCCCTGTCCTTCACGCTCTGGAGGGCATATTCGGATTCCTTGACAGCACAGGCAACAGCGTTGACGAAGCAACAGGCATGAACATCAGCGGTGCGGCCAAAGGTGCGGCTGTGGGTGCTGTGGTCGGCGGACCCGTTGGTGCGCTGGTTGGTGCTGGAATTGGAATGGCCTTCTTTGCAGAGGGTGGAATCGTCAACAGCCCAACATTGGGAATGGTCGGAGAAGCAGGTTCAGAAGCAATCATGCCGATTGACAAAATTGACGGCATCATGGCATCTGCTCTCCAACGAGCAGAAACGGGTGGAACAGGTGGCAACAAGACGACTCTCAACATATCGGGTGGAATATCCATTGGTGAGGGCAATAACCTCAATAAGCGAGATGTCCGTGATGCAGTTAGACAAGCGTTGTCAGATGTGGCTGGCATGAAGTCGAGTGGTGCGAGAGGCGTGATTTGATATGGCAACATTCAAGCAAGACATCATCGCACCATTCTCACGCAGATTGAATGGTCTGTGCGAGATTCAGAAGTGGTTTCCAGCGTATATCAAGAATGATGGTGTCTATGGAATATCGGTTGACCCTGTTCTATTCTCAACCACTTTCAATCCAAACCTCAAGGCTCTGACAGGCGACGGTCTTGATGACGAATCCAGAACTGCTGGAATCAGAGTCGAGATGATAAATCACGATGGCTCAACACCATCTGGGACTCCAACCATCCAGATTCTTGGCTCTGGAACTCTCGACGCTCGATGTGTCATCACTTGGGAGGACAACAGCAAGACTGAGTTCAGATTCGTCGCACCCAGCGGAGATGTCAAATTGGCAAATGTGTATGGGATGCAGAACCACGCTGGGGCTGGCGGTATGGAACAAGGGATTGACACCAGCCCAGACACTCCAACGATGAACTATTCAGCGGGCCCATATCCCGTTTTCATCACACTCCAAGAGTTCGCTTCGTGGCTCGATGGCAACATCAACAGATTCGACAAAGCGTTTGTTGATGCGGCTGGACTTATTTTTTCTGACCAATCAACAAAGGATGCTTGGTTGCCATTTGGTTTAATCACACCAACCACATCGTCAAATCCAGAGGCTCACCTCGACCCCCGTATTGACTCCAATAACAACGACCCAATTCCTTACCAGAGCAAAATGTGTGCCACACTCTGGATGCCGATGTTGTATGACAACAATCAGATGGAAAAAACGCAAGGCTCTGGGACAAGCAACGACATCGTGCAAGGTGCTTGGGATGGTTCTGCGGCTGAGGATGGGTCGAACAACACCAACACATACAGGAACATGTATGATGAGGGAATGACCAGATACAGCCAGCAACCAGAGGATGGTGCTGAATACAAATGGATAAACGACGCTGGCGACTTGAGAACAGGCGAGTATGCAAACATTCCAAGAAACGACCCGATTATGAATCCAGCAAATCAGTTTGACTACATCAACAACGACATCACTCCAGCGGCATCAGCGAGTGCCAATCCAAGTTTCAGAATGAGAAGCGCATTGGCTTGCTTCTTGGCAGATGGAACATACAATCTCATCGGTGGTTCAATCATCCCGTATGTGTATGATGATACAAGAAAAATTGGCGGCAGAGATGGGACAACCGTGTATTCAGTTTGGAACGGTCAAGGAGGCAAGGACTTGACCAACACCGAACTCTTGAATGTTGACACAGACAAAATGTCGTCTGCTCAGATTCACCCTCTCTATGACTTCATTCAGGGCCCGCTTTGTCCACCAGCACAAGGCTGGAATTGGGACAACGATTTGAACTATAATTGGCTTGAATGGCTGAATATGACAACGGCTCTCAGAAGCAACAGGATTGAGTATGATGCTGGCGATTGGGACAACGCTGTCCAGAATGCAACGACCAGAGTTCAACCCAGAAGTGGAGTGTGCAGACCCAATCCAATTCGTGCAAAAATCTATGCGGCTCAACAAGTCAGTTCTGCTGGAACAAATACAATCACGACCTCTGGTTCAGCCGTGATGGTCATGGAGGTTTTTGTTGAAGCCCATCCCAATGCGGCCAAAGAAAATGTCTGGAAGGTTGGAATGCCAATTCACATGAAGTTTGCCTCTGGCATATTCGCAGAAAAGGTGGACAGCAACGATAATCCACTCATCAGAAACATCAAAGGAACAGCAGGTTTCATGACATTGGACACAGGGCTTGCTGGTGTCAATCCTCTGCCAAACTTTTCAATGACTCGATACCCAAGCACCACCAGCGAGATTGGAGGCGCAAACACTACAAGCACAGGAGATAACTTCTGGTCTGGCAGAAACGGTTGGTGGATAATCAATCAGATAACAACACTCACCAACGAGCCAAAGAGCGACATCGTTTCTGGTGCAACAGGGTCATTCACAGGAGTCAAACTTTCATTCGTCGTCAACGCAACCAATGACACAGGCAATCCCACGAACATGAGGATGGGAGTCGAGACACCATCATCATACATCAGTCAAGGCATCATGGGAGGCTCTGAGATGGTCTATGGAGGCAAGTGGGAGTATGGTGGCACTCCAATCACACACGATGGCTGGAAACAAACCAATCTGAACCAGAATGGAATCACGCCATACGGACAACCTGCTCTCTCCCCTGCTGGCACAGCACCTCGACTTGGAAGCCGCAGACAGATGGGAATGAACAAGTATTGTATCGTTCCTGTTGGATATAATTCAGAAGGCGCAAGGATGGAGGGTCTTGGCACAGGAGTGGGCTTTGATGGAGGGATTGCTGGCGCATCCAATGTTCCAGCGTATGCCAATCAACAATGGCGATTCCCCAATGCAGTTTGCCTCGACCCAGCATCATTGTATCTGGGTTCATTGGATGGATATAACGAGACATTCCCTCAACCATCTCCAAGAAGCACTTTGCTCACATCTGGAGATAGCGACGGATTGGTCAATATCCCAACAGCGAACTCATATTCTGGCAACATTCTCAGACTCTCCGCACCTCAAACATTTGGTCATGCCAACATGTATTATTCAGTCTCTCAGCCAGAGGATTTGTCGTTTGGAACTTTCTATATCGCAGGGGATTTCCCTCTTCTGGGCGCACCCGTCAATGACGATGCGTTTGGTGATAATTGGGAGGCGTGGAAACATACCAACCCAGAAGGATATGACGATACTCAGTATCAAACTTATCAAGGTTCAAAGTTTGGAAACTCACCTCGCTGGATGAACAAATCTCTGACTCTGTTGTTGATGAGCAAGTTCGACCAAGCCACAGGCAGACACGCACACGACTACATCAAACCCTCGATGCCGAGCAACGGCAGAAACATGGTCTGGCCTATCCATGAGCGTGTTGGAACTAAGAAAGGGTATGGCAATTTTCAAACCATCCAATCATGGGGTGCTGAAAACAAAGACAAGACAATCGTTGGGAACAGAACAATTGGCGAGACAACAAAAACCAGCACCACAGAAGTCGGCTGTTCGCCAATCTGGTTGGACTTTGAGATGAACGCTTGGATTCCTGTCCAGAAGGAACGCTACACCATTATTGAGTTCGATACAGGTGTCCCACATGCTCTCGACGGCAAGCACACTCACAACACTCACTCTTGGGAGAGGTTTGGCAGAGGTGGATTCCAATACACTCAGAGTCCAACCGCCGATTCATCATTATGGCAAGGATGGGGGAATGTTGGCAAGCCAAATGTCGGTAATCAGAATCACCAATGGAACACAGAAGTTTGGTTCTTTGGAGGCTCAGACATTATGGCAAACACAGCCTTTGATGCCCCAACCAATGGAGGATTCGCTAATTGGGGCGCATGGCCGTTTGCAGGGGCTGGGAACTCTGGATTTGGACAGATGGGCAATCAGATAGGCACAGGTGGCTCAACGAGCATACAAGAGGGCTATCACTCTATGAGAGCCGTGTTTGCTGAGGATGGAATGTCATTCGTTCTTGATGGCACGACTGTTGGCAAAGACTTGAACAGCAACAACCCCGTCTGGGGCTTGTCAATTATCACAGGAAACCTCCACATGAGAGGTGTCAACGGTGGCAACAATCCAATCATTGATGAGCGACAACGCCAGATGTGGTGGAGTGGCGAAGCGGTCAACAAGACCGACGCTGACTTGATGATTGACAGCATAAGTCTCAGACACATTCCAACACCAGCGATGTTGCCATTCACGGTTGACACGGTGAATCAACAAATTGCAGGTGTCAGCAAATACACAGCGTTGACTGTCGAGGCAGAGAATGTCAAGCCAAGCAAGAACATGAACATAACAGTCTCGATATGTCCCGTTGTCAACAATGTTCCAACAGTAGCAGGTATCAATCTCAGACAGGTTGAAGGTGGCACTCCATACACGAACTTTGACAACCTCAGTCTGGACTTTGTTGGAGGATATGGGAGTGTTGATTTGGAGAGTCTGCCAGCAGATGCAATCACCAATGGATTCGTTATTCGGTTCAATTTCACAGTTCCATCATCAGCAGATGCAGACTTGCATCCTGTGGATTGGTCAACGACTCCAATCATTCGCTCTTGGTCTCTGGAACACGACATCGCACCAACGACCACTCTGAGCGTGATAGGCAACACATTCAACGGCGATGCAACACCTCCAATTGACACAAAAGTGGGACACATTATCTCATTCAATGCGGCTGGACAAACAACAGACGAGGACAGAGTTCTGACGGCATTCAAGTTTGACTTTGGCGATGGTGTCATCACAGAATATCTGGATTTGTCAGACCAAACTCAACAGTTCAATACCATGAACACGGCTCACTCATATCTGACGGCTGGAACATACAACGCAAGCGTGTATGTCAAGGATGATAACGGCAACGAATCTCAATCTGCCACAGTTCAAATCATCGTAGCAAATGCACCTCCTGTTGCCGTATTGAAGTCAATACCTTCTCTGACTCGCTCTGGAACTGCGATAACTTTGGATGCAACCGATTCCTTTGACATCAATGCTGGAGGAACAATCTCGACATACACATTCACATTTGGCGACGGGTCAACCGCTGTCAGCAACGCATCTGGAGTGGTTCAACACACTTATGCGGTGGCTGGTGAGTATCAAGCCACACTCGTTTGCACAGACAGCGACGGTGCTACATCTCAGACAGCAAGTGCGGTCATCAAGGTCTTGCCAGCGACTCTCGTGATTCCTCTGACATTCAACATCAGACCAACAGCATTCCAACGCACCAGAGCCGCCTCAATGAACCAGACAGCGGTTCTTGATGCAACATACCCAGAGATGACAGACACAGGCCAGAGAAGCGACGAGATGAGCCTTTCTGGAATGTTCCTTCACAGCACAGCCAATTCTGACATTCTATTCGTTGAGGACTTGATGTTGGCTGGCTCTTTGGTTGAGTTCCTGTATGAAGATGTTGACTATTCTGGCAACCCATCTGGCAAGACATTCGTTGGCAGAATCACCACATTCGATTATGAGCGTGAGGGCGGCAATCAAGGTCAGACTCCATACACCATCACGATGGTTCGTGAAGCAGGTCTTGGTGTCTGATATTCAGCCCGATACATCTGGAACTCAATGGTTTTGTCCACAGTATATGAAGGATTGACCGATTCTGGATTTAGGAACAAATCCATTGAGATTCGGCAAAGCATTGATATACTGAAAGCGTCTGGTTGACAACATGGACACCGCACCAAACACCGACAACCGCACACCGAACCACCTCGCAAATTGGGGAACAGGCCAAGACAGAGTTCACCTCGCAAGTGTCCACACAGGATGCTGTGTTGGATGCAAAAAGAAAGTCTATGTCTGGTCGAGCAACGACCACGAAGCAAACATGACTGTTGATGAAGTCAAAGCAACCGACTTTGGACTTTGCTCTTTCGTCAGCAATTTTTGGCTTGACCGAATGACAAACTGAGCCGATTTTTAGGAACATAAGCATTGATATTTGGAAGGTATTATAAGGGGCAACCCCCAGCATTGACCATGAGCGCAAAGACGAACCCCGCTGAAATGAAGTCCCTTGAGGAAGCCGCTGAATACCTAAAGACCCGAATCGCAGAAATCATCGCAGATGAAACTCCAGAATGTGAAGTGGGAACTGAAAACTGCAAAGGAACAGAAGCAGACCTTGTAGTATTCCACCACGACATTGGCGACACTCATTATTCATGCAAGTGCTGTGGCATTGGTTATTGGTATTGAATCCCAACCGTGATAAGCCACGAGGGTTGACCTCAAGGCATGGATGAGAACTCTCTGGAGAGGTTTCACCGACTCATCAGAGGCGGCTCAGATGGTGTCGTTGTCAATATGCCTCAAGGCATTCTGGATGAGATTGAGAGGATGGGTTCAGACCCACGCAGACCCAAGACAGCAATCGCTCGCTGGGCATCTCAGACATGGTTGGAACATCAGCACGAAGCAATCAGAAACGGCGAGAGCGTTGCTCTGGATGCGAGCCATGTTGAGAAGGAACTGATGGAACGCCCACAGCACTATCCAACGACTTGGGGCTTGGACATGATTCCATTCCCAGATGACATTGGAGGTTGGGCTTTAGACAAGACGAATACGCTCTGCTACACATCTCTGAATACACCACGCCCATTTGACCCACATCTGTTCGATATGTCTAAGGCCATATCTGGTTCGCCAGATGGCAAATTGGGATTCGGTTATCATTATCAACACAAGTCTGGGATGGGAGAATTGTATGACATCACGACCAGAAGAGGTGGCGGCGCAAGAGGTGGATTCGCATTCACGACGGGTCCGACTGAGGGCGCATATTCGTCAGCAGTTCTGCCACAGCCACAGTTCAATCTGGGTCGTCTGGGCTTCTCTAATGGCGGCTGGAATCCAGAAGGTCTCCAATGGACAAACAGACCCAAGAGAATGAAACTCAGCGGTCTGAGGAACGGCTGGGCGCATCGTGTGATATTCGCTCGCTCTCGTCAAGTCATGTTCAGAAACTTGTATGGCGACATGGATATTGTTGAAGCAGTTCCAAAAGCACCGACTGTTGTTCTGAATGGACTGACAGATGTTCACGGAGTTATTGGGGTCAATATGAAGAAAACTTTCAACGCACCGACTGAACTTGAAATAACAATCAACAATCCAAACGGCAGAAGGACAGGAATGTTCAATCGAGGCGACACGATTCAGATATTTGCCGCACCAAGAACTTGGGCGAGTCCTCCTTTGGTTTTCACAGGATTCGTGTCAGAGATTGAAGAGTCAACCGATGAAATCAATCTGTTCTGTTTGGATTCTCTGGGGCTTCTGGGGCTTGAAATTATCAAGACCGACCAGAATTATTTCAAGGCAGATGCTCTGACTATCGCCAAAGACTTGATTGCCAATTCGGTCTATGCACCTCCGATTGGCAGAATCAAAAACGAGTCCAGAATAACTCTGCCTCAAGGTCTCAAGTTCAAAGGACAGAACCGCTTATCTGCGATTCAGACGATACTGAACATCATCAACAGCACACCAAACAAGTTCCAGATTTATGCAACATCAGACGGCTACATCACAGTCAGAAAACTGAAAGAGGTTTATGACACGAATACAACCCCCTATACGGCTGGAACTGTCCCAAGAACGGCTGACCCACAGGACTTCTATCCAACGGCCATACAGAGGCTCTCTGGGGATAAAACAGGGTTCAATGTCGTCGTGGTTGAGAACAGCGATTTGAACATCAGCATCACCGTTCCAAAAGTCGGCTCTGACAGATTCCCTGCGATTCCTGTTGAGCGTGTTGTCCAAGACGGGTCAATCGTTGATGAGCAACAGGCCAGAATGGTTGGTGAATACTTCTTGAATACTCAAGGCTCAGACAACACCAGATGGATTGTTGAAGGAATCCCAGAACGGTTTGACATCGAGGTTGGAGATGTGATGGAGTTTGCATCGTCAGAGGGCAACCTGTCTGGTCGCCAACGCATCTTTGACATCTCGTGGGAATTGGGCGTTGGAACAAGCAACATGACGATGAATGTTGGCCGTCAAGCACCCGATGTCATATCCACTCTCCAATACGCTCTGGGAATCTCGCAAGGTCGCTGATTTAGGAACATAAGCATTGAGATGCCGATGTATTGATATAGTAGTGGTTGTTCACATAGATTGTTGGGGGCGCAAACCCCCAGCCGAAGTGATACCTCCCGATGCGAGTCGGGGGGTGAATTGAAAGGCCAGACCAGCGAGATTTAACACTCCCTGTGCGATACCCTAATGCGAAAGTTCTCATCATGCACTCCCTCCAGATACAGTCCCTCCATCATACTCTCTTATCCGCTTGGTCTGGCCGATGACACTCAGAGGCTAAACTCCGAGTCCCGATTCAGCACCCCTCGTGGGATAAGTCTGCTACAACCTTTGCTGGGGGACAACGAGGGGGGCGAACCCTCCCTAAGCCGTGAAGAGGGTCGTTGCCTAAGAGGTCAAGGGCGTGAAGTCGGAACTTAGATTCCTTCACGATTCCTAATCTCACCGATACGGTTCTGGAAAAACCAGAAACGGGTTGCGACTGAAAGAAGCGTTAAACTGAGTTCTGGGATTTGTTCGCCCCAGATGAGTGTCTGCCCTCAGAGGGGGTCGTGGTAAGGGTGGCATACCCACGACTTTCCAGATGAGGTCAATTCACGAAGCAGAGAACCCGCATCCAACATGGGGCGGCTCGTGGGTGGCTTAAAAATGAGAAAGACAAATCCAAGTCCTATCGGCCACTTTAGAGAGAGTTCTATGGTTGAGGCTGGGAACAGCCCCAATGGAACGGAGTCTTAGGCAGGGATGCCTCTGATAGACTCGCATGTATAAGCGCAACCACTCAGATAATATCTGTGCTGGGTTGTGTCGCAACCTGCTTCTATCCTTCAATTCAGACATCAACACTCACATAAACCCCCCAGAGCAACGCATCAGTATGACAGCACCCGCTATCACTCCAGCAACGGGTGTGCCAAAGTCAGCGGCTGACGCAGTTCCACCAATTGGCTCTCGTGGTTTGCCGTTCACATGGGCTTTGGCAGATTGGCCGAGCGACACAGCACCCGTCGCTCTCCAATTCGCTTTGAATGAAATCCCCATTCAGAAAACGACAGACAGATTGGCTCTCTTCGATGAAACCATCTGGGCTGAAAAACAGATGAATCCAATTGGCGTGAGTGGAACATCAATTCAGTTTGAGCCAATTGCACCAACCGCATCATACATTGAAAGCACTTATGCAATCAATCAATTGGCAAATGTCAACCCAAGAACATTCCCACCAAGAGTCGCTGGTGCTGGAATCAATCAATCTCCACCATCTCTGAATCACGGCAGAGGTTCTCTGGTATTTTCCTCCACTATCAACGGAGTATCGAAGTCAATATATGACCCAGCAAAAGTCAGAGGCTCTGCTCAATATCAAGGATTATCATTCTCAAACTGCGGCAGATTTGTTGACCATCCAGAAGAGAACTACGCATCTGCTCGCCCAGCAAACCACTCGTGGGTCAAGGCGCAAGAAGGATTCCAACCACATCTGCCAGCGTCATCGCTCGACTTTGGAACAGGAACAGTTCTCAAGGGCAACAACATCGAAACCGACCACGCCATTGGTGGTGTCGGAGATGGTCAGCCCAATTGTTTGGACACCCAATATGTGGGCTTTCAGACGATAACATCAACCGTTGTCAAATCGGTCTCAGCGATACCGTCAAATGGACTTGGCAGTATCTATGGAGACTCACATAATTCAGTTCACTACACCAACCTCATTTGCTCAAATCTGGCGAATGATTTGGGTTATCCTGTGGAGATGGCGAATGGAGGAATACACCCCGTTCAATCCTATGAATACACTCGTCAGACTCATTGGTGCATCAATCTGGGAACTGCTCAGACAGCGTTGCGAGATGGCGTTGAAGCGTCATCTCCAGACGGCTTGACAAAAGCCAGCGGCTGGGTTGCACCTGCTGGGTTTGGGGTTGGCGCATACGACACCAATTCAGCATCTGCTGAGATGTCTCAAGCAAACCCAGCGGCTGGACTGTCGAGCAAGACTGAGACCATTCAACAGATAGTTCTCAACGACACATTCAGCGACGGTGCTTCTGGGCAAGTCCCAACCCCATCATCAACGCTGGGAGACATCACTCTGGGTGCAAGTGTTGTCCACGACACGGCTGGTCTGATTGGCTTTGAAGGGACAATCACAGCATCTGCTTTCTATGCACCCACTAAGGACACAGACCCAACAGGAGTTCAAGGTGCAATCGCTCACGCATCTGGCAAAGGATATGCTGGATTGAATGTTCAAGTTCACTCTGGATTCGGCATCAGAAGGAACAAAGGAGGCATGGGTCGTCTGGGCAACCCATACAGATACGGTTCTGATGGAACGCCTGTCAGAGTGATGACAGATGCCATGAAAACACACGCTATGAGAGGCGATGGCACAGAAGGAACTGCTGATGCAAACTGCAATCAGACTTGGTTCAGAACAGGGACAGTCGGAGTGAATAATTCAGCCGTTCCATCATCAGACCCAGATGGAATCCCAGCCATCGGAGACCCGCAACCCAAGCCAGCACCAGATTCCGTATTCCAACATTTCATGATTGGCGAAACTCCAGAAAATGTCGGTGGAACTGATGGAAGAAAAATTATCGGGGCTAATATGCCAGCAAGCGGCATGTGCAACGAGATTCATAATTCCTATTCAACAGGCAAATGGATTGCCAATGGAGTGCCGACAAAAGTGCAAATTATACCTGTCATAACAGGGTATGAAGATATTCCTGTTTCAGTCGGTGCGGCCAAACTTGGTTTGTTCCCATCGGCACAGATTCAGATGTTCAGAAAGCCTCTGGTGGATTATCACATATTGGTCTCAATAACCGACAGCCCAGAGACCAGAGCAAACACAGACCCAACAAATCCGTTTGATGGAGACCCAACCCAGAGGAATGTGCCAGACCCTCAGAGATTGAGTGCGAATGCTGACTATTCCAAGCAGGGCTGTGTCATCTATCATGGCATATTCAGAATTGACCCACAGACTCTGGAACAGATATTCATTGACATGAATGAACAGTCTGGAATGGTGTTTAACATGGATGCTGACGGCGGTGCGGTCTGCCCATCATCTGTGATTCCTCGCCACGACTATGGCAAGGTTGGAACTGTGCAACAGGGATGGGGATTGCATCAAGCAACACCATTCAGACCTATTGCTCTGACAGACAAATTGGGCAAAGTTCCTCGTCTGGGCGGTGCTATCGAGGGCGGTGGATTTTATCAGCGTGGAGGCATCTCTCACCTCTGGGATGGGTGTGAATATGGTGGTGAGATATTCGTCGGTGCTGACTGTATCAAACCACACGAACTCCAGACATCAGCGGCCAATGGAACAAACGAGTTTGGTCAGCCAACATTCGGCATATTTGGCAACGGACAAATCTGGGCTGATGGCACAGGTGCGCCCAAGAGACCAACAGGAATGGAACTTTTCGTCTGGAGATATTCACCACAGGATGACCCATTATACCCATCTGTTTCTGATGGCTACATGGCTATGAACAGCCTCACAGATGGTGCGAACAAGCATGGCATCCCATACACGCCAGCGATGGACAACATCACTCCACAGCCAGCGTCATGGCATAAGCCCAGAACAGGCAATCTGGAGGGCGCAGTTTGGGCAATCCACGATTGGGTTATGCCACAGGTCGAACTGATGCGCTATCTGGGCAGAGAAGAAAAGACAGAGGCTGAACATTATGAAGTATCTGGCTCTCACACTTATCATCCAAGTCTGCATTGTTCCTCGCTCAGAGCGATGGATGACGGGCGATTCATGATGGCGGCTGTTCATGTTGACTACATCAAGACAGAAGCAGACTATCCAACGAATGAAATTAGTTATCCTCTCAATCCAGACCTTGATGTGGCATCGTGTCCCGCTGGCTACTACTATTCGGGCGGCAAGTGCATACCGTTGGTTGGCTCTGGAGATTCACCCAGCGGCACAACACCAGACCCTCAATCTGGAGACAATGTTCCATCCACCAATCAAGAGCAACCAGCACCCGTCAATGGGACAGGTGGCTCAACACCAAACAAACAGGATAACTTCTCACTCCATCCAACATGGTCAAAGATGAAAGCGAACACACAGGCTCGCTCGTTGATTATGATGTTCTCTGATGTCAAGTCTGACGACGCAACAGGACTTGCGGCGAGAGGAAAAGCACTATTCGATATTGAGTGGGATAGAGTCGCCATAGGCACACGAGAGACACAGACTCTCGCCACTCAGAATTGGAGATACGGAGATACATGGTGGAGTGGCTCACGCATCTCATATTGGTATCAAGAATCTGGTCAGAGAGCCATCCCAATCACCTATGGTTCATATCCAGATTGCCGAATGTCCTATGCAAACTTGCCTCGCTCTTTGCCGTTTTTAGTCAATGAGTTTCCAGATTCCTCTGGGGATTTGTCATCAAAAGCCAGAATCGCTTCTGGATTCCCAATGCTTCAACCAGCATTTATCGCACTCAATATGCAAGCACCATTCCCTTCCGTGTTTGAAAACAACAATCGTCAAGCCAAGTCTGAAAGAACTTGGACTCTCCAGCGTGAAAAACATCTGAAACTGACACGCTTTGTTCCAACAACAATCGGCTTCGCTGACTTTGGTGCTGGTGCAAATCCACATCAAGAATATGGCTGGTCTGGCTGGTCATTCCCTCGTGGTCTGTATGACCCGATGGGCTATGGAGACAACACATCATTCTTCTCAGACTCTCCAGAAGCAGACCTTGTTCCATTTGGAACAGTCGTCGCACCGACTGAACAAGCGATATTCAGAGGCATGGGTCAGTCTGGAACAGACGATGACGACCCAGCGGCGGCGGCGAGCAATCCACTCAGTCCAGACTTTGGATATTCTCTGGACTTGTCAGCGGTCTCATTCCCTGTTGTTCTTGAGTCAGTTTTCATATACAAAACAGGAACATCACAAGAAAAAATGATTGTTCCAACGACTTGCGGCTCAATCCCAGAGATTGTTTCTGTCATGCTAACTCCAGCGTTATGTGGCTATGTGGGAATTGATACTGAGTATGTCAACACAGGTCTCCCACCTCTTTCAGTTTCAACGCTATACACAGGGATTGAAAGAACATTCGACCTTTCAAATCTGCCACCGAATGAGCAGTTTGGAATCATGAACTTTGAGTTCATTCAATTGGATGGAGTCAAGTATTATTTCAAGCGCAACGGTTCGTCTGGCGCACGATTGTTGAGAGGCGGCGTTGGCGGCTGGTCTCATCACGGTGCGTTGCACTATGGAATCTCAACCAAACTGCATCCATATCGTGTGGACAGAGTGATGAAGCAGGTTCACGGTGGAGTCGGATATGACTTGCCTCTGCACCTTCTGAAACCACCAAAGGCGCATGTCAGAGCCAGAGCAGGGGCGACGAACTCCATTGAACTTGAACTTGAAACTCCGTTCCACAGGACTGACAACATTCACCTTATGGGGGCAACGAACTTCAACGAAGGTTTCAATCTGGGCGGCGAGAGTCCACCGAATGCGCCAAGACCTGTGATGGGTCAGTATTATCTCAGAACCAACCTGTGGGACAAGCCTCTGTATGGCGAGGGTGGAACACACGCACCTCTTGTTGCACCTCTGGCTGAACTCAATTCACGAGTTCACGGGCCCATAATCTCTGGCTCACAGGCTCTGGAGGCATTCTGGTCAGACCATCCAACCGACCACTTTCACGCATCAGCGATGCCGATTCTGCCCAATTCAGATTATGATTTGGAGATGATTGAACATCTGAATTATTCACCGATGATGTTGGCTCTCGACACCAACGACCTTGATGTTCTGGCACTTGGAGAGCAATTGGAATCCTCCGTTGATGTGCATGTCAGCAAGACAGCCAAGCCATATTGGGACTCTGGTGCGATTGTATCAGCACAGGGAGAAGGCTATCGTGGGAACAAAGCAAATCACATGATTGAGACATCAGCGATGATGAATGGATTGGACATCAACAATGGAGGCTCAAACGCTTCTCAGTATGCGTTTGGCTCACAGGAGATGAGCATGGGAATGGGTCAGAGAAGTCTGCGAACTCCAGATGGAACTCTGCATCAATTCCACATCAGACGGTCTGCTCAAGCAGGTTCAAACAATCTGCCTCAATGGACTCACTACAAGAAGCCACTCTATGGAGATGTTTTCTGGAACAGCAAGGCGATGAAGCCAGACCCAGCATCTGCAATTCACGCAGGTCATGATGAAATTGCACCCTTATTGAACTCGATAGGGGCAAACGGAGATGGAACAGCAGAATCTCTCGGCAAAGTCATGGGTGCGGCTTTCTGTTCAGATTCAAATGGAACAATTCATGCTGTGGTTGAGATTCACGCCAGCAGTTCTGCTGGACATAAAGCACATCGGCTGTATTATCACCGATGCGAGCGCAAGACAATCACATACAACCCAGAGCCTGTGTATGATTGGGATTGGACTGTCAATGCGCCTGTTCTGATTCAGAATGTTGCTGTTGAAACTCATCTGGCTGGGACAATGTTTGACTTGAGACAACCATCAATCGCATGTGATTCATCAGACAGAATCCATCTGGCGTGTGTCCAGATAAACCAAGACATGACAGTTCCAAGAACCAGAATCCTATACACATGCAAACTCGCTGGTGAGTCGTCATTCCCAGAGTTCTTGCCAACCAACACAGGACAAGAAGGATTGCCAGAGGACAGGCGTTGGCAATTGGTTCAGAATGCCATCGTGGATGCCAGCCAAACCTCACTCAATTCTGAGACCTCATCATTCCACTACACCACCTTCAATCAAGAGCCAAAGGTCGTGCTGAGGGGAGACAATGTGCCTGTGATTTTCTATCGTGGCAAGCCTCTGCAATCATTCGCCACAGCCGACAGAGTGCATGATGCAATATACTGCAACATCGGCAAATCGCCATCGAGTGCCAATGACCCATCTGGTGCATTCGTGTTTGACCCAACCACGCCTTGTCATGTTGTTGGACTCAGACCAGACAGCAAGAATCCAATCGAGGACTTCAATGTTCAATACTATGACGCTATCATTGACGAGAGAGATATTGCTTATGTCGTGTCAACCAAGAATGACTATGACCACTCTGATGCTCACGCACCCAGACAGACGCTGATGACCTTCTTTGACACCAACAAGACATTCGCTCAACAATACACCACGACAGACGGTCTGGGAACTCATCTGACCATCTGGCAGGGCAAGGAATACACAACCGCTGGAGATGCTAAGGTTGACAACAATTATCGTGATTTGACATTGACAACAAACGGCAAAGGCGAGATTCATTTGATAATGACATTCTGCATGATTGGAGACAACCCAGACAGATTCGGGGAGACATTCAGAGATGCGGCGAGACCACAGGTGAGGCAATCTGCGCTCGCACCACTTCAATGGGCGGCGACTCCAGCACCAAGCAGAAATGTTTCACCACAGGAACAGTATGTTGGAGGATTCATCAAGCCATTGGTATCACCAAATTGGACAGGACAGGTTGTCCCACCAATGCCTCCATACAAAGCAAGCAATCCAAACCGCAGAGAGCATAATCACATCATGCACATCTGGATTCCAAGCGTTGAGTTTGATGAAAACAATCATGTTCTTCGCTCGATGAATATCCGCTGGCTGTCAGTTCCATCTATTCGATTCGATACGGCATCTCAGTCTTGGACTCCTGTTGGTTCTGCTCAGACAATGGCTGGTGAAGAGGACTTCCCACATCACAGTCCTCAGATTCGGTATCAGCGATTCTGGGGATTCGATGCAAGTGAACTTGACTTGCGCTGGCACACCAACGAACTGTCTTGGTATCGCACCAACACACGAGGTTCTGATGTCTATTATCCATCTGCTGGTGGAGTTCAGATGCAATTAGGCACAGGACAAGAATCGGGGCAGGGAGTGGCTGGATTCCCTAATGGACTTTAGAGCGTTTTTTGTTTGATTTGCGTGATTTTCAAGTCAGACAGGGCTGTCTTGAAAATAGACAAATCTGTATTGAACTCAATATGCAAGCGATACTGCGAGACTTAGGAACAAAACCATTGAGATTCCGATACTTTCTTATAGTTCGACCTTTTGGCTTGACACATGACCTATACCGTCAAGATGATTAACAACCAGCCAGATTATGAGACCGAATACCCACACACCATTGAAGGTGGCATAATGCACTATCGTGGGTTCAGCACATTCCCAGACCACTCGACGGCATGGGGCGGTGAGATTGATGGCATAACCACATTCGTGTGCCGCACCGTTGAACTAAATGCCGCTAAAGCAGAGTCAAAGAATTGGTCGGTCATGGGATGCCAACACCCAATGCAAGGCGATGAGAAGGGCTACAAGCAACGCCCATACTTCTTTGTTCCACAGACTGACCAATTCATCGCTCAAGCAGAACAGAACCTCGCTGATTCAGACCTTTCTGATGATGAAAAAGATGAGGTTCGTGCGCTCTGGGAATCATACGGATGGTATGCTTGAATTGAGATTCTGATTTGAGAGTCCAGAAGTATTGATGCTGGGTCTGGAATCAGTTCCCATCATTAGCCCCCTAAAGGGGGCTACTCCAATTAACCAATCCAATGGGGGAGTTAAGACACATATACATTGAACAAAGTGTGTATGTATGGAGATAGGGGTTTGTTTGATTCATTAAGGTGGGAGTGTCTGCTGAGGGTATGTCAGTCGTGAGAATAGACATTCCTTCACGAGCCGAACTCCCAGACATGTGGGATGAGATTCGCCCAGATTTTCCAATGCCATCACCTCGCAAGTATCAAGACGATGCTCTCTCTGTGATTTATTGGGCGTTGGCAAACGATAACTTTGACAACATCGTTGTTGAAGCACCGACAGGAATAGGCAAATCCGCCATCGCTATGACTGTCCAGAACAGATTCCAATCCGCATACCTTCTGAGTCCGACGCTTGGCCTCACAGAGCAATACAGGCGTGATTATGGGCATGTCGTGAAAGAAGTCAAGGGCAGGTCAAACTTTCCATGCTGGGTTGAAACCAAGACCGCTGACAAAGCACCTTGCTATGTTGGCAAGAACAGATGCCCTCACACCCAAGAGATTGACCCTTGCCCATACTATGACCAGAAGTTCCAAGCGAGGGATGCCAGAATCACTCTGACGAATCCAGCATATCTGTTCAGAGTCGTGAAGTCTCCAGACGGTTCATTTGGTCAGCGTGATTTTGCTATCATAGACGAGGCTCACGGCCTTGAATCATTCTTCATGGGGCTACTTGAGGTCAAAGTCAATCAAGCCGATTTTAACGCTGTATTCGGGGCAAAGACGGCATTCCCCATGCACTATCACCCAGCCGATTGGAAACCAGACATTCAGCGTCTGTATGACGGGGCAAAGAAAACGATGGAACACGCAGAAGAGGATGAGAACAAAGACCTGTCTGACAAAATGCGAGCCATAGTCAGCAAGTGTGCGACATTCTTGGAACTGCTTGAGGACTCAAACAACCTCGTCATCGAATCCAATTCTGACAGGCAGGGCAGATTCATTCTGGCAAAACCCGTCAGAGTCAATCACCTCGCACCAGATTTATTGGACTCAATATCTCGCCAGAGGATTTTTCTGAGCGCAACAATTCTCGACATCGAAACATTCCTGTCTGGTCTTGGACTGTCCGACCAGAAAACTCTGTATGTCAGAATCGTGAACTCGCCATTCCCAAAGGAGAACTTCAATGTGTATTATTCGCCATGCGGGTCAATGGCATACTCAAAACGAGAGAAGTCCATCCCCAAGCAGGTCAAGGCCATCGCAGGGATAATGAGTCGCTTCAAGGACAAGAGAGGGGTCATTCTGCCACATACTCATGCAATACGCAAGGCTCTGGTTGAGGGACTCACGGAGGCTGGGTTTGGAGACAGGATAATCAGCCACGACTCCAACGGTCTGGCTCGTCAGAAGGCACTCGACACATTCTTTGAATCCAAGCGAGATGACTTGGTTCTCATCTCAACCTATGTCGGTGAAGGATTTGACTTCAAGGGCAAATTGGCTGAGTGGCTGGTTCTCTGCAAAGTGCCTTATGGATTCATTCAAGACCCACAGGTCAAGACCAGAATGGAACAGGATGAACACGAGTGGAGGCGTGAACACGAAGGCTCTCCATCGTGTCCGTATGAACCTCCCAACAAATACTCCAACGGCCTGTGTAGTTCATTCTCATGCCATAAGCCATGTCAAGGCTGGTTCAATCTCCAGACGACTTTGAAGATGGTTCAAGGGGCTGGCAGAATCAACAGAACTCCAGACGATGTTGGACATTTGTTCATCCTCGACCAATCGTGGGACAGATACTATCGGCTCAACGGCCACCTTCTGCCGTCATGGTTTAGAGATGGAATCAAACCGCCACCAGCGTGGCTTAAACGGCATCTGGTGTGAACAAGTCTGAAAGGTTTGGTGTGCTAAGTGGAGAACAGAACAATTGATATAGATGAACTTCTTGGGGTATCAACATGAGCATCAGAGGTATCAGCCCACACCGCCAGATTGACATGAAGAATGTCGAGATTGAATACACCGCAGATGGTGAACCGTATTATCAAACATTGAACCATTGGAACAATGAAGAATGGTTCGGTCTTGTTTGCATTGTATCTGGGAATGGAAAATACCGATTCAACCAGATTGGTTCAACGGGATTTGCACATTGGCAACACCGCTTCAATTCCAAAGACGACGCTATCGCATTCCTTTGTCGTTGTCCTCATCAATTGATTCAAGTGAAAGAAGGCGACGGACAATATGAAGTTCGCACCACA